GATTCTTTAAAAGAAACCTGTAATCTAGGCATATAATTTACACCTCACTTACTATTTATTTACTTTTATTGTATGTATACAGTATGTAAAAATTGCCTGTCCACATGAATATTTTTTATAAAAAATGTTGAGAATTAAAAAATGAGGTGATGGATATGTTACGAAAGACACATTTAGCGACGGGACTAGCTGCTACATCTATTTTTATGAGAACACCAAAAGATTTTCTTATAGTTGCATTATTTACTGCATTAGGATCTCTAATGCCAGACATAGATGCTCCTGCTGCTAGTATTTTTAAAAGATTAGAATATATAAGTTATTTAGTTATATTATCTTTTATTTATATATTTTTTAGCGATAAAGTTATACCTTTTATATCTCTTGCTATATTAACTGTATTTGCAGCCACGAGGAAACATAGAACATTTACACATAGTATATTGTCTATGTTAGCTTTTACAGCTTGTATAACCTTCATAAGCGTAAAAGGAACAATATTTTTTACAGCTGGATATGGGTTACATTTGATATGTGATAGTTTAACTGTAATGGGAGTACCAGTATTTTATCCTTTCGTTGAAAAACGATTTAGTTTTAATATGATGAAAACTGGAAGTAAGGAAGACAGGATGCTAGGTGCATTATGTATGTTGATATTCTTTGGAATTATTGCAATATAAAAAGAGTTGGCATTATGCCAACTCTTTTTTCTATTCATAAAATTACCTACAACATATTGAAAATGAAAATCATTAATGATACAATACAATCAAAAGTATAAAGGAGGTAAATTATGAATAAAAAGGTATTAATATCAATAACTAGTGGATTGATTGCTTTAAGTTGTTTTGCTTCACCAGTATTAGCTAATGAAATCAATAATAATATTGTTAATAATAATGTTACTGCTAACAATACTAATAAAGTAATTGAAGAGAATGAAAATTTTATAAGGATTGAGGATGAAAAAGGTATTAGTATAATTTGTAAAAATCCAATACAATTAAAACAGAATAACCCTGATTACGGAAATCGAATGGCTCATTATACAATAAAGAATACAAAATTTATAACATCGGTTATAGATTACAGTAATCCATTACATGTTGTATCCGGAAATTCAGGAGTTGTATTGCAGCTTGGATATGAAAAAATAATGTCAGCTTCAATAAATTGCAATATTAAAGTAAATACATCTAGTGTGTTAGCAGCTCTAAATTGTAGTAGTAGTAACTCATTTAAAATAACAGCTTCAGGAACGTATAAAGTTCCTAATAATGTGAAAAGGGCAGTTTTAACAGCATATCCAGTGTATGATAAATATGAATATGGAGTTTATTTAAGGGGAAAAATGGGTTTGCCTGATACAAGAATGGAAACGGGATATGTATTAAAACCTGTAGGAATACATTATCAAAAAAGCTTAGTTTATAAGTAATAAGATATCATGAAAAGAAATAAAGATAAAATTACATGCCTTTTAATTGTAATTGTTTTAAGTATATTAGATTTGCTTGCTAAACCTATAGCTAATTTTTTGATTCTTTTATTTTCAAATTCAGCTGAGATGGAATCTTTATATATTACAGCTATCTCTATAAATTTCATATATTTATCATTAACACTATGTACGTTTTACTATTTTTTTAATAAAAAAGTCACTAATAAATAATTTGATATATTGTTATTTACTTAATTATAAAGTAAAAAAGAGCTGGCATAATGCTAGCTCTTTTAAATAAAATCATCATCATCTTTTAGTGCAGCTTCTTTTATAAGTTCTTTATTTTTATCATTGCTTGAATCTATGGTGTTAGGAATTATAGCAATTTTACTCACAGCTTCTTGAATTTTATCATTTATAAATTGTTCAATGTTATCTAGATTGTTGGATATTGGATTATCTTCAATTAAACCAATATCTTTTTTTATAAGATCTACTATATATCTACTTTTGTTTCTTTTCATACTGTTTAGTTTTTCAAAAACTTCCTTGTCTGATTCTGGAATAGAGAAATTTACCTTATACGCCACGAAATCACTCCTAATTTAATTTTGCATCCATCCAATTGTAATTACCCTCAACATTAGCAAATTGAGCATCCTCAATTACTTGAGCATTATCTATCGTATTTTCAATTGTATCTTTAATAACTTTTGCAGTAGCTCCACTAAATACTACTAAATCATAGTCATCTGTGAAATGTTTAGTTCTAACAGATGTTAAAACCTCGTCTAAAAATTTTTCTTTTACTGCTAGTATTTCTTTTTCAGAGTTGTCTATTATGTTTTTGCCTTTTTTATAATATCCAGTATCTAAGCAATCATTTAATTTTTGGACATTTAGAGGTCTACCGTCATTATATTTATTTAATGCATCATTTAATAATGTGTGAAGTCTTTGCATTCCAAGTGTATCAGTTATTTCACTATCTTGTGTTACTTTCAGTCTGTTTATAGCACAAGCATTTAGATTTAAATATCCTAAGTCAATTGATAATACATTTTTAGATTTGAATAAAGCAGTATCTTTATATAAAGCACCAGTACCTTCTGGTCTAACAGCTACTTTAACTACTGTGAAATTATATTTTTTATCATTAACAGTTATATTTACATTTCCTTTTAGATTATTAGCAAATTCAGTTTTGAAATCTTTATTATTAGCTAATGTTGCTGGAGCTGTTACAGTTAGTATTACTTCATTATCGTCTGTATTAGGTTCTATAGCATTGGTTATTGCTGTATATATAGCAATTTTGTGTAGATCAGTATTCTTGCTATTATTATTATCTTTATCAGTATAACTATCCCCTATACCCCATCTATTATTTTCATAAGTAACTTCAAAATTATTATCAGAAATCTCTACATCTTCTTCATCTCTAAGAATTCTTCCACGAGTAGCAAATGCATCTTTTATAATTCTATCTCTTAATTTAAAACAATATTTAGTTTCACCTTTCCCTGCATCAACAGAAATTAATATTTTATTAGTCATAAAAACACACCTTTCTTTAAAAGTTCTTTAATTTTTACATAATTATTAAAGAATAATTCTTTAAAAGTTCTTACTTTATTATTCATTATACACTATTTTTATTAAAAAGTTAATAATTTTCTTCAATTTTTCTTTATATTTTCTTCAAAAGTTAAAGAAAATTTCTTCAATTCTTGTGGATTTTAAAATAAGTATACTATACAAAATACAAAATGTAAATATATTCCATTTAAATTTATATATGTTATACTAATGTTATATAAAAAACTTGGGGGAATTGTTATGGATAGAAAAAAATTTGATGATATGAGCGTGAAAGCACAGATAAATTATTTTAATGCTAAATTAGATAAAGGGTATACACTAACAAAACTATGTAAGGAAATAGGCATTGGAAGGTCTACAGTTCGCAAAAGATTTAAGGCACAAGGATATGAATTTGATAAGAATTTAAATAAATATATTTTAAGTTATAGTAAAGTTGATGACATAACATCAAGTGTCAAAGATAGTAAACCACTTGATAATACTAAGATTGATAAAAGTTATAATAATAACTTTTATATAACAAAACAAATAGAGCAAAATACAATTGCAGAACAGGAATGTGCTTACGATGTTACAGACATAACATTAGAAAAGCTATATAAAAATACAGATGATATATTAAAAATGTTAGAGTGGTGGAAAAATAAAAGCATAAAAAATAGTATAGATATTTCTAGACTAAATAATTATATAAATAAAACTAAGACAAGATCTTTTAATATTAACATAGATATATTAGAAAAATTTACAATGTATTGTAAGCATCATAAGCAGTATCAACAAACGAATTTAATTTCAATTGCTTTATTGGATTTTTTAGAAAAATATAAGTAAAAAATGATTTTAAACTCTAGATAGTTAATTATTCTAGAGTTTTTTTACTGTGATAAATATCACATATATTTTTAAGATATTTTTTAAACAAAGCAAAAGTATCTTTAGTGTATAAAAATATATAAAATATAATTTTAGTTTAAATATAATTATTAATATGATTATAAAATATGCAAAAATTACTTCTTTTAACTTTACAATTTATCAATAATTATCTCTGTATAAGTAAGATCTTTAACAAGGGGATGATGAAATGTGAAAATTGTAAAATTTAACAACTATAGTGATTTGGAAATTTACAGACTAATTTTAGATGTAAGAAATAATAAGAAAGAAGCTTTAGATTGTATCTTTAAGATATTTGCAAATAAGATTAACGATAAAATGAATAAAACTTATACTGATGAATTACACTCATTTTTATGTGAATTAATTATAAAACTTCCACTTGAAGATTTATTAGAAAGAAGATCTTTAATAAATTATATATTATCAAGTATTAAAAAGAAGAAATATAATTTATATAAAAACAAATATGAAATTATATCATTTGAAGATAGACATGAGATTTTAAATAAGCTATCAGTATATGATATAGAATATAACAAATTATTATATATGCATATAATTTCAAGTTTAGATATAAAAGAAAAGGATATTATTATTTTATATTATATATATGGATATACAGTATCAGAGATAGCTTCTATTATGGGAGTAACGAAACAAGCCATTTCTCAAAAAAAAGCAAGAATACTAACAGACTTGAAAAATAAATTTTGTAATGATTAACAAAAATATTAAATTATTAAAATTTTATATTTTTGTACTTGGTATGTATCAATAATATAAGTTAATTTATTTAAAGGAGTGAATTTTATGCTTATAACAAGAGAACAATTAATGAAAATTGCAAGTATACCATTAAAACGTAAGGAACCAGAATATAACCTTATTTTAGATGCTCTTGAAAATTTCAATAGAGACATTGAAGGTACTTCAGTTAAAGAGATCTATTCTAAACTTAGTAAACTAAATGAATTAGTTGATAATTATCAAACTAAATATCCGTCATCTGGAAGAAATTTAGCTTTGGAGAATTTTAGGGATAGTTTGTATTCTGAGCTAAGGGAACTTATAAAAAATTCTAGAACTTCAACTATCGCTAGTAAAAATTTAAGTTTTATTTGGATAGGTGGTCCTATATCAGACCAATCTTTAGAATACTATAATATGTGGAAAATGTTTAATAAAGATTATAATATACGATTATTTTATGATAAGAATTCATTGCTAGTAAATACATTAAAAACAGCTATAATTCAAGAAAGCTCAAAAGTAATAATTGAGCAGAATCAATCCAATATCTTGGATGGAACTTATGGTCATAATAAATTTTATTCTGATAGAATGAAATTAATTTATAGATATAAAAGAGAATTGAAAATGTTATATGAAAATATGAAGCAAAACAATTCTGTTGATGATATAATTATAAATTTTTTATCAAACTATTTTAAATATGACATAGGAAAATTGAACAACCAAAAAGAAAATAATAATAATAAAATGATAGCAATTGGAGCTACAGATATTAATACTGAAAACATTTTAACAAATAAACTTAAGTCTTATTATTATCAAGAATTAATACAAACAAATAATTTAGCAGCTGCATCAGATATATTAAGAATTGCTATATTGAAAAAATATGGTGGTGTATATTGTGATTTAGATTTTCTTCCTGGAGTTAATTTGAGTTTATTCAATGATATATCAAAGCCTAATGGAATGGATAGTAATTATTGGGAGGCAGCTATTTTTGAAGCAATAGCTAATGAAAAAAAACTTATGAATAATTATCCATATAAGTATATGGAGCAAGTTCCATCTGAAATAAAAGAAAGAATATTATCTTTTGTAAGAAATCATGATATTAATGATTTAATATTACCATTGGGAGATATTAAAATATCACAATTAGAAATATTATTATCAAGATTAAAGGCTGCAACTGGAAAAAAAACTTTTAGCAATGCTTTTATAATTTCAAATAATGATTCTTTAACATTAAATAATCTCATAAGTCAGCTTGAAAATAGATATGAAATATTAAATAGTATTATACAAGAAAAATTTAAAATATGTGAAACTTATGATAGCTATATTAATAGTGTAAGTGAATTAGTACTTGAAACAACCCCTAAAAATTTATCTATGGATGGAAGTAGCTTTTATCAGCAAATAATAGGTTATTTATCATCTGGATTTAAACCTGAAGTCAATTCAACTGTTTTTTTTTCTGGACCTAATATTTATTCCAGTGCTACTTGTGATACTTACCATTTTATTAAAAATACATTTGATATGTTATCATCACAAAATCAAGAGATTTTTGAGGCTTCGAATAATTTATATTTTTCAAAAACACATGATGAATTTAAAAGTAGTTGGCTTTTAAGAAGTAATATAGCTGAAAAAGAGTTTCAGAAACTGATAAAAACTTATATAGGAAGAACTCTCAATTATGAAGATGGTTTAAATTTTAATAAGTGGAAACGAGTAACTACTTCTGAGTTGCTAAAAGTAATAGAGGAAGTTAATTCTACTAAAATATATGAGAACTATGATTTAAATATGATTTTGCAAATTCAAGGTGATGACATTAGCTATGAATCTGCAGTTAATGTTTTTGGTAAAAATCCAAATAAAAGCATTTTAATCCAAGGAGTAGATGATTTTGCAAACGTATTTTATTTTGAAAATGGAATTGTTCAATCTGATAATATAAATAATATATTATCTAGATTTAATGATATAAAAAAAATAAAATTGACATTAATAGGACATGGAGAAAATGTTTTTAATCCTAAATTATTTGGTGGTAAAACAGTAAATGATTTATATACTAATATTATTAAACCAAAACTTCAACATTTATTAGAGAGAGAAGGAGTAATACTTAAGAATAAATATTTAAAAATAAATATACTTGGATGTTATATGTTTACTCCAAAGGTAGATATTAATTCTACTTTTGTAGGAAAGTTATTCAATAAAATTAGTAGGGATCTTCAACCAAAAGGTTTTAGTAAAAATCAGCTAGAAATTTCTGCGAATAAGTATGCAATAAGAATAAATAGAGAAGGTAAAAGAGAGGTTCTCGATTACTTTGGTAAGTGGGTTTCTAATACTGATTTAATAGCTGAACAGATATCTAATAAATATGTTGTATATTGGAATGAAGTAGAAAATACTCTTTCAGCTAGGGTGGAGCAGCTTAATAAAGTTGCTGAATTTGCAAAAGATATAAATTCTATAATTCAGACAACTAATAATCAAGAACTTAAACAAAGTTTAGTTAATACTTATGCAGATCTTATTACAACATTATATTCAGAACTGTTAAAGGAAGACATTCCATTTGAATTAGATAATATTCAAATTAAGGAAAGAATAATTTTAAATGAAATTTCCAGGTTACATGATTTTTCTAATATTATTCTTGACTTTTACCAAAAAAATAATATATCTAATAATATGATAATATTGTTTGATAGTATAATAAAAGAAAAAGATTACTATAATGTTAAATTAGCTAATAAAATTACTGGTGAGACATCAGTTATTAAAACATATTCAGATTCGTTATGGAATTTTACCAATAAATATAAAAAAATTGTAGATGATATAAAAGGAATAATTGTTAAGGATATTAATGGTGAATTTATAAAAAAGGCAGATTTTGAGATAGAACAAAATCCATCATTATTAAATTCAGCTATGTTAATGCAATTATTAATAGATTATAAGCCTTATACTGAAATTTTGACTAATATGAATACTAGTTTAAAAGTACAAGCATATGCACAAATTTTTCAATTATCAATAGGTACGATTCAAGAGGCCACAGAGATAGTTACCATAATTTCAGATGCTTTAAATGCGAACTTTAATATTTTATCTAAATTAAAGGTTGGATCATCAGTAGCATCTGTAATTATAGATGGAATTAATTTAATTGCAGCTTTAACTGAATTAAAAAATGTAAAAACTAATTTTGAAAGAAAATTGATAGAAGCTAAAGTTGGAATGTATTCAATTGGATTTATACTCGAAAGTTCTAGCTTAATTTCGGGACTGCTAGGAGCGACAGCAGTATCTGAGATATTAGGTGTTATTTCAGTACCTGTTGCAGGTATATTAGTTGGTCTTCCATCACTTGTAAATAACATTCTTGTCTTAGGAGAAAAATATAATCAAATATTAGATTACTTCAGTAAATTCTATCCAATAGTTGGTAAAAATCCATTTTCTATTCAAGACAATATAATAATTCCTTATGATGACATAGCTATTACAGAATTAAATTTCAAATATAATAAGTTTAAATATGGATATGCTAAAATAAGTGGTTTTGAAGGTGGGTCTGGTCACACATATTGGGGAAATATAGATCACTATTTTAGTGCACCTAGTCTTGATCATTATATAGAATTATCAATATATCCAGCATTAAAATTGAATGATACAAATTTGCCAAAAGGAAATGTAGTATTACTTCCATCAGGACTTAATAAGGTTTATAAACCAGAGATTTCAGCTATTGCAGGTGCAAATAGTCAAGAGGGTAATGGAGTGGAAGTATTAAATTTAATTCGAAATTATTATGTAGATTCTAATGGAAATACTAAATTCCCATGGAAATATGAAGCACCTTTTGAATATAGTTTTTCATATATGAGAGTTGAATATTTTGATACAAAAGTTAATGTGATTTTAGATAATGAAAATAAAACGTTAATAATTCCAGTATTGACTATTGATGAAATGAGAAATAAGATTTCATATGAAATTTTAGGTGATGGTGGACAATATAATGTTATTTTACCTGTAAATCAAACTAATATAAATATAGTATCAAATAAAAATGATATATGGAATTTTGATGTAAGTTATATAGTAAAAGAGTCTAAAATAGAAGATAATAAATTTGTTTTAGATGGATTTATAAATAATATTTTTTCAACATTAAAAGTATCAAATGATGGATTTAAAATTGGAAAGCAATTTATCAGTATAAAAAATACACCTAGAGCAATAAATCTATCTTTTAAAATTAATAATAATATAGTTATAGTAAGTATATATTTAAATCATGAAAAAAGTAATTCAATAACAATAATTAGTTCTGATTTAAATGATATTAAAAATAATTTCGATAATTTATTGGATAATATTAATTATATAGGATTAGGAAGTATTTCAGATAATACAATAAATTGTATTGTAAGAAATGATGAAGTGTATATGGAAGGAAAAATATTTCTAAACGAAAAAAAGTTAGTATTTATACAAAATGAATTAGAACTACATCTTTATGATTCAGTAAATAAAGATAGCCAGTATCTTATAAATAATCCTATAAATAATGTAGTTAAATATAAAGATGGATATATTGTAGAAGGAACTTTTTTAATAAATAGTACTGAAAACAAATACAGTCTGTACATTGAAAATAATAAAATTATGCTTAAAGGGCTTTATTTAGAATCATCTGTTTTTAAAACTATACAAGATAAGATATACTCTAAAGAAAAAGTAAATGACTATATACTTTCTCTTATAAAAAAATTTTTTACAGTTAATATACAATTGTGCCCATTTATGATTGTATCAGGTGTAGATGAAAATAATAGATATTTAGAATATATGTTAAGCACAAATAATAAATGGATAATAAACGGTGGATATTGGGAAAATGACTTTAATAATTATAAAATAGTTGACTTTGAAAAATGTAATGTTATAGTTTCTGGCTCTAACAAATTAAACTCAGAAGGTGATCTAGCAGATACTATTGATGTTTTAGACAAGGATTTAGAAAATTTGTATATAGATAGTGTTATTATAATACCTAAAGTTTATACTAAAAAAATTATTATACATCCTATACCAAATAATCCACAAATAAATATTATAAATACTCAGAGCATTCATGATAAATGTCACTTAATAATAGATTCAGTTTTAACTAATAATTATCATTGGGAATCTGATGGAGATGATTTAATAATTACAAATGGTTTAGATATTAATATAAGAATACTGCAAGGTTTATCTTTTGGGTTTAAATATAAAAATATATACTTGAAGTTTAGTAATTATGATGAGTTATCTCTAAATGATTTTTTATTACAAAATTATAATGTAAAAGGATTATATTATATAAATGGAGAGCTTCATTACAAAAATATACCAGGTGATACTTTTGAATATGGATGGATTAATATTGATTCAAGATGGTATTTCTTTGATAGTATTAACCTTATAGCTAAAAAAGGATATCAAGAGATAGAGGGAGAAAGGTATTATTTTAATCCTAATACTGGAGTTCAAGAATCAGGAGTGTTTCTTACGCCAAATGGACTAGAATATTTTACAAATAAACATGCAAGCTCCAAAAGATGGGGGCGAGCTATAAATTATACTGGTTGGTTGACTTTGGATGGAAATAAATACTATTTTCAATCTAATAGTAAAGCAGTAACAGGATTACAAAAAATATCTGATAAATATTATTACTTTAATGATAATGGACAAATGCAAATAAAATGGCAAATTATAAATAACAATAAATATTATTTTGATGGAAATACAGGCGAAGCTATAATTGGATGGTTTAATAATAATAAAGAAAGATATTATTTTGATAGTGAAGGTAGACTTTTAACAGGATATCAAGTTATAGGAGATAAATCATATTATTTTTCAGATAATATAAATGGAAATTGGGAAGAAGGAAGTGGAGTGTTAAAAAGTGGTATTTTCAAAACTCCTTCTGGATTTAAACTTTTTTCATCTGAAGGAGATAAAAGTGCTATAAATTATAAAGGATGGCTAGATTTAAATGGAAATAAATATTATTTTAATAGTGATTCAATAGCAGTTACAGGATCTTACAATATAAAGGGAATTCAATATTATTTTAATCCTAAAACAGCAGTATTAACAAATGGATGGTATACTTTAGATAATAATAATTATTATGTTTCTAATGGACATAATGTATTAGGATACCAAGACATAGATGGAAAAGGATATTACTTTGATCCTAGTACAGGAATTCAAAAAGCTGGGGTATTCCCTACTCCAAATGGATTAAGATATTTTACTATGAAACCTATAGATGGACAAAGATGGGGTCAATGTATAGATTATACTGGATGGCTACACTTAAATGGAAATAAATATTATTTTGGATATTACAATAGTGCAGTAACGGGTTGGCGAGTATTAGGTGGAAAAAGATATTTCTTTAATATTAAAACGGGTGCCGCAACTACAGGTTTATTAACCTTGAGTGGTAAGAGATATTATTTTAATGAAAAAGGAGAACAGTTAACTGGAATGGTATCAATAGGAGGTATTACACAATATTTTCCTGTTGACCCTGGTATAATGTAAATAATAGATTTAAAAAAGCCTCTAGTTTAAAGAGGCTTTTTTAAATCTTCAAAAGAATTTTAAAAATTATCTTTTAATAAGATGTACTTATAGTTACTTTTTAAATAAAGCCTTCCAGGTATCCTTACCTACAATACCATCAGCACTTAAACCATTATCCTTTTGCAGTTTTACTACTGCATTATAAGTGCCTTGACCGAAACTGCCATCTGGTCCCCATTTTCCTACACTATATCCTTTAGAAATTAGTCGTTGTTGGATAATTCGTGTTATATTTCCTTTAGCGCCTTGCCTAACTGTACAACATTTATTCAATGTTGTATCTCCAAACCAACCATCTTCTTTTATCCCAGCACTACATTGAGTATTTAGTTCATGCTGCAACATTCTAACTATATCTCCATTTATACATAATTTCCATAGAGGTGTATTGGAAGCACTAGGTAAAGTTACTCCTTTATTACCTGTTAGTCTGGATTTAAATGCCCACCACTTAGCCCAGTTATTTGCTGACATATTAGCTGGACAGTTCTTTCTTGAAGCATCATAATGTCTGACTACATGGTCATTATCAATGTAGTATTTAGCTTGTAGGTTTTTAACTAACCATAGAGCATTATTTATAGTAGCTTCTGCTATATATCCACCACTATTGCACAGTTCAATTCCTATAGAATTATGATTAGTTATTCCATAATTGCCATGTCCATCTCCACAGTGCCATGCCGCATTAAAATCTTCCACAACTTGTACAATATTATTTTCATCTACAAAGTAATGTGCAGATGCATTTCTATTTCCTCCTCCAAAATAATTAGCGTTTGCTAAAGCTGTATCTTTATGATTCCCAGTATCGTGCATTACAATAAATTTTATATTGTTTCCACTAGAATGATTATAGTTTGATATTTTTCTTGTAATCTCCATGTTATTATCCACCTCATTTAAATTGTATTTTTTAATAATATTTTCGACCTTTTCTATATAGTCTGGAGCAGAACAGTAACCTCCAGCTACTATTGCTTTTATTTGTTCTATATAATTTGTAGCTTTAAAAACTCCAGCTTCTATATACCATTCTTTTTTTAAAAATCTCGCATGATCCAGTATGCTTTCTGTCCAACTTTTATAAATCCTAAAAGGTTGCTTAACTGTTATAGTTCCATTTCTTGTCCATTCTTTAGTTTCTATATTGGCAACAGGTCCATCCCAATCCCTAAGTGCTTTTATTCCAAAAAGATTGTTATATTTTTTCGCTAAACCGCTTTCTCCCCACCCACTCTCCAGGATAGCCTGTGCAATAGTTACACTAGCAAATATCTTATGTTTATTTTGAGTCTCTATTGCTGCATCCTTGATTGAATCTATAAATTTTTCTTGCCTAGACATATAAAACTCCTTTCTTTATTTTTTATAAAATAAAAAGCAAGACTATTTGTCCTGCTCTTTAATCTCTTTCTTATTTCCTTGCTTTAGTTGTATTAAAGCATCTTTAAGTGCATCAGGCACTTCCAATCCTAATTTAACTGCATTTTCTAAAATGCTTATTCCTTCTATAGCTACATAAAAATATATAACTAAAGTTCTAAATACCCAACCTTGTCCAATAAGTCTATCTAAACATACTGCTAATATTAAAATAATTAATATTGTAAACTTCTTAGTTAGTCCTCTAAAGCCTTTGGAACTGCTTAAATTCTTATCCTTGTAGCCACACATAATGCCCATTACATAGTCTAAAGACATAGCAGTAATTAATACTATTAAAGCCATGTCCCACGTTCCAAATAACCATGTCAAAGCTGTCCCTGCTGCTGCAATTATTGTGTTAAAAATATTCTGTTTATCCATTCATCATCCTCCTTTGATGCACAAATAAAAAAATAGCTTAAAGGAACAAAACCTTTAAGCTATTTTTATTTGAGGCTTAACTATTATTTTCTAGTTTAAGAATAATATATCTTGTTTAGTAGGTAAATTAATATATTTTATATCAGTATTATTTTTTTCATGTTCTAAATTAACGGCACATATTCTACTGTTTGATGATAATTTAAAATAATATGTTAAACTTTCTGAACACATACATGATATACATAATGTTCGCTCGTAAGACGATTCATTTTTTTCTTTTATTATACCATCTGGTACATCAACAGATGAAAAATTATGAAACATTTTAGTAATACCGTCTAATTCATTTTTACCTTTTACTGCAAATTGTTTAATAAATGCAAGTCTAACAAAACGTGAAACAGGTGTATAATCTCCAGGTAACCCTAAAGCTCCTGATCCTTCTCCAAATTCAGAGATTTCATAATTAACTACATTTTGAGGTGGTCTAGCTTCATTACTAGTTCCTAAATAATTTCTTAAATTTTGCTTTTGCCAAGAATAATTAGGACTATTTGTTAGAACACCAATTGAATTCCTATGAATACTTATACCTCCTTTATCTGGTTCTATAATAATAGCTTCACCACTTGCATCTGAAAACATATAATGTACAGGCATTGCTTCACCTTTAATTAATTCATTGGTAAGATTTATATCTTTAATCTTAATTAATAGTTCATTTAAGTTTGCACACTCACCTAAAATATACGTAACAAAAAATGCAGGATTTATATTTATGGCATTTGGACTTTTTTCTTTATTATAATAAGCAAATTCAGGATAATACAATAGCGCACCCATAAGCCCCTTTTCATTTATACCCTCACTTAAAATAGGTGTACCTACTTCTAAAATACCCATACCAACGTAAGAATATTTAGTCTTAGCAATATTATTAGTATCATTGACTTCTAAATTAATTGTATAATTTTTAGGAATAACTACTATTTTATTTCCTTCTAAATTTCCAAATTGATCATAAGTACGTCCTAATAAATGTTTATTATCTTCTGTTGACCATGAAAAACTACTACAAGCAAAATTCATTATTTCCCCAACTCCTTTAAAATTAATTTTGATGAAACTTTAAATATCACATCCTTTTTTTAAACTATGTTATTAAATTATAAAATATGCCAATTTTACAATTTAATATTTATATATCAATCCATTTTTTCAAAAAATTTATCTTAAAATAAAAAAGACTTCTGCAAAGTCCTGATCTATTGCTTTTAATATTTAATTTTTAATTTGCAAAAGCTACCTATTACGCAGTATGTTCTGTTTCTTTATGTTCTACATCTTCTATTTTATCTGCTTTTTAGTTACTTCCTCGTATACTGCAATAATTCTTTTATAATCTTCTTCTGAAAATGCATTACAAAAGTACATTACATCTACTTTCTTTCGTATTTCCTCTTTATCCATAGTTCCATAACGCAATTGATTTATTATTATTTCAGTTATATTTATATCTAAAGCCATATTATCTACCTACCTTATATTATAAATTTTGTGTTACTGTCATATACCCTTTATTTATTAAAATTTTCTCTATAGCGTCTAATCGATAAGAATTAGCAATAACCTCCTCGGGTGCTAAATTCCAGTCAGATACTACATCTCCACACTCCACTTGAATTTTTGTAATTTCAACATTGCTCTTTTGTGTAGCATTATACACAATGATAGTATCTTCATTATCATTTTGGGGATTTCCTATACTTATACTGTACCTAATATAATCATTACTTTCTCTAACTCTACAATTTACACCATGCGAAGTCCATCCGCATAGGATATTTAAGTCTTTATCTGCTTTTGCATAGAAACTTATAATGTACTTCTGTGATTTTTGAACACAAATATCTTTAATAGACTGATAAATACCACAAAAATTTCTTGATACATTATTGATTACAACATTACCATCGTTAAATTTTATAGTACAACCTTCACCATTCTTGTATGTAATCCACCCCGTTTCTTTACGTCTAAAATTAGAATTCATTAAATAATTTCTACCACCAAAATTATTTAACTTATTCTTATTTTTTTCATATTGCGAATTAGTTTTCTTTTTAAATTCTTCTAAATTAGTACCATCTGCTGTCTTAATATCTACTGCTTTTAGTTCTATTACACCTGTTTTGCTATTAACAGATTGCACAGGAACTTTAATGTTTCCTATTCTATTATTAAGTGTTTGTATATCTTTTTGAGTTGCAAGAATAACTGTTGGATCTACTTTAAGAGTTACACTGGAGGTATTACTTACTTCTAATATCATTTTTATAATTAAGTCTTTTGTGCTTCCGTTGCTTGCAACTGGTTTATATGTTTCAGGATACTTTCCAATTGCAATCATATTTCCTTCGTCATCAAATACCCCAGCTTCACGTATCATAAATCCGCCTACGTTACTAGGAATTATAACTTCTATTACTATCCAATTAGGATTATTTTCATCTACTGTTATGCTGCTTATAGGACCTTCCCATGTTTTATGTTTAAGTCCTGTTTGGTCTTCTGTTGGATTATAGTAAGTACCGTTACCATCTCCAACTTGGAATTTAGTTAGATTAACTTTTGTTCCTAGTGCAGTAGTATTTGCCATTTTTGCTTTACCTATAGCTGTAAGTATTGTATAAAACTGCTCTGCCATTAAATCATCTCCTTTTTAGGGTATATTGTTATTCCTTCAAATCCTGTACTACTTCCTAAACTTATGTTTATTTTACCTTTAGATTCTATATTTTTAGGACTCCATGGATATACAGTAATGTTTTCTCCACATAAAGTAGTTGCTCCAACATAAAAATTTGATTCTGTTATAGATATTAGTTTATGTTTAACAGATAAATGTGAAGGCTTAATTCTCTTAACTGTTTTATATAAATAATCTAAGCTTTTAGGAAAGCCTTCTTTCCCTGTTAATTTAACTTCAAATGTATATGGAGCTATATTTTCTGTTATTAAAATATCTGCACCAGTGTAATTTTTAAGTATCATAGCCATTCGCTCTGGTGTAATTATATGTTTACTTTGTAGCTTGGCAATTACTTTTCTTCTTCTTTTTTCAATATCTTCACTTAAATTAGTTAGTAATCCTACTCTTTGTTCCCAGAATACAAGCCCCCATGTAGCTGTTTGAGGGAATAATTGTAGCAGTACTTCATATGCTAATTCATCAACACTATCCCATTCTTGTCCTATAGCTTCATATATGGATTGTTCAATTATACTTTTTTGGTATATAGGAGTTATTTGTTGTATCATTTCCTTACCTTTTTTAGATGTTATCACTGTTCTTCACCTCTCCCACTATAGCCACCTGGTCCACTAACTTAATGTTAGAAGTACCTCCATTTACAGTTAAATTACTATAGTCTTTTATACCTTGTTTTTCTAAAAGCACAGAACCAATAATAGTATCTATAGCTTTATATAGTACAGTACCACCTATAGGTATTCTCCCTAAATAAGTGTTTATTTTGTCTTTTAAGTTGCTTAAAATATCTGTAGAATTAAATCCTTTTTCAAATTCAAATTTAGCTTGAATATTAATGTTCAATACACTCGGAGTAGCTATTGTTACTATTGCACCTGTAGGAGCTTTTCCACCTCTGTTTTGTCCTGGTAATTTGTCAGGGTAAATATAATCTTTTACTGCTTTTATAAGTTCATTTGTTGCTGGTTGTCCATTCTTATCCAGTATTAAAACTTTTGTAGTCCCAGCACCATTCCATTCAGAAATTACATAAGCATATCCAACACCGGGTACTTCTTTTGCCCATCTAACATAGTCACTATCAGCTCCGCTTAATTGTTCTTCCTTCTCTGCTTCCATTACTCTTTCTCTAAAGTGTTCTTCATCTTCTATATCAGTTCCACCTTTAAATTCTTCATTTGTAATACTTTCTACTCCGTTTATAGAAGAAAAAAGAACTGTTATAGTATTCGGTAGTACATTTCCTATAGTTCCTTCTTTAAGACACCTAGCATTTATATTAGCCACTCCTGCTTCACTTATAATTTTAGTTTCTGTAAATTCAAACTCAATACTTTCTTTTTCATCAGTTGCGGGGGTGCCTACTATTTTGCCTTTTTCTATTACAGTACCATGCTTGCCTTTTACTTTTATAATTCCAGTAGCATATGTTGCTGGATTTTTAAAAACTCCTTTACATTCTCCTAAATATTCAAGCCATACCCCATAACTTGTTTGAGGAAAAGCTATCCTTAATACATTTTGTAATTTAATTTGTACCAATTCAGCTTTTTCTTCTGCAGTAGGTCTTGTATTATCCCAGAAAAAATCTCCCTCAATAGTATTCACACCTGGAGGTGCTTTTTCTAACATTCTCTCATGTATATCATCTACAGTTTCATTTAAAAAACTTGGCATTGGTAAATCTCTTTCCAATAATATCACCTCACTTTAACTGTATTATTAAGGTTAATTTCTTCATAAAATGTAGTTAAAACTTCAAATGTATAATATAAACTATCTTTATTATTACACCATTTAAATTCAAAGTTTATAACTTCTCTTGTTCTAGGATGTACAATTAAAGTTTCTATTGTCATTCTTTTTACTTCAAGTTCTATAGCTGCTTTAGATAATCCCGAACCTATAATGTTTTTAAATTCCTGTCCATATAAATCGCTATATGCTAATTTATATCTAGGACTTAACATTACTTTATTACACCACTGTATATATGCTTGAAGATCATCACACTTGGATACAGTGCCATCAGGATTAGTAACAAATTCTCCTTTTTCAAAGTCAAATAAATAAGAACCTTGAAATTCTAAAGGTTCTTCCAACAATTCTTTTATATTATTCTCTTCAAAATCTGTGTTTTCTGGGAATAAGTTAGGCATTTATTACCCTCCCCACTACTATAAACTCATTTCCTACCGTTGCTACTAATACTCTATCTCCTTCTTTTAATGCTTTCAAGTTATCTGGAGTTTTAAAAACATGTCCATGAGTATATGTTCCTGCTATTTCTGTAGTATATTCATCTTTTAAATTTAGATAATCTAACATCATATAGTCTTTAATTTCATACTTAAAATTATCTAATTTAAGTCCACTAGATGTTATAGTTCCAAATCCAAACCTTAATGAAGAAAGGGCATTACCTATATCTTTATTTGTACTACCTTTTATTTCTCTAGCTAATTCATTAAAAATCGTCACTATAAAATTCCCTCCTGATATAATCTAAAGTTCCTAAATTTAAATTCATTTTACCAGGATAACCAAGTTCATGTGTTACATCAATAACATATAAAAGTTGTCCATTTAAACTTACTTTATCTCCTGTTCTTATTGTATTTATATCTATACCACTTACAGTAAAGGTGTCTTTACCTGTATTAAACAATATATCCGCTCTTTTTTTTGCTTCTGCTCCGTTTTTTATTTTTTCATCCTGTACTATTTTTTGAAGTGTCCCATAGTTGTATCTATTAGTAGAATCTATATATGTTCCTATAACAGGAGTTTTACTTCCTTCCTTTTCTTGTCCTAAAACTTTAACTTTAGTTATAGCTCCTTCTAAACTACTATGTTCTTGAATATCTTCAGCTACAGTTTCTAATTTCCAAACAGTTTTATTACTTCCTAGTTTTAAAATATTTAATTTATCTAACATTCTAATGTTATATAAATCTCCACCCTTTTGAGCAGTTTCTTTTAAATCTTTTTTTATCATATCGAAAATACTGCTTTTATAAGTTGTTTTAGATAACTTTATATTGGTATTAACAAGCCATGCACAAGGTATTCCCCAATCATTGCAATACTTTTGTATACGCTTAGTAGCTGTAAGTCCATCTGGGAAAAGATATTCGTCTTCGGATTGTTCAAGATAAACAGTTCTTTCTTTACAAACTGTAGATATATGTTTTGCTATATTTCCAGATTTATTGAAATCCCATACAATTCCTTTAAATAACCTAATGGGTTGTTTAGTTTCAAAATTAGTATCCCAAATTTCCATAGGCATACCTTTTCTAACTCTAATTTCAGCTAATTTTGACGTTTCTACTAAATTAATATTTGCTGTATAAGCTATACCATCTATAGCTTCATTTAAAGTTATTCCCTCATTTAATTCTTGTATTTTGTACTTATTATTAAGTATTATAGTTGTCATTGTATCACCTATTTAACATAGTCAAGGCAAATCCATCCACCTGATTTTCCCCAATAGATATCTGCCCAATTACCTTGTACTCTACCAATTTTATATTTTGCCCCTTTTCGTACTCTTCCTAATATTTTGCTATTGGTACCAGGTTTTTCTCTAACTCTTAATACACTTGCTGTTGTAACTACCCATTGTCCAGCTCTATATTTTGTATTAGTATTAGGTCTATTATTTCTCAATTGTACTTTTTGTGCTGGACTAGAACTCTTTTTAGCAACTGGAAGAGATTCTATTTTAGGTTCTCTATAAATTCTAAATGTAATAGATATATACTTATCGTCATGTTCACCTGCACGAATTTCTTCGCCAATATCACTTATAATTACTAATTCATTTATATTTAATCTAGTAATTATAAGCCGTATAGGTTCTTTTTGTTCCATCCATTGTTCTAATTTTTTTATAATTTCTTCTGGTTTACGAATGTGAAGATATTTACAGTAACTATCTGCTTTACTAGGTAAAAGAGTACTAAAACTTAATTCTTTTATTTTCTTACCAGGAGAACTAAAATCAGCTTCTCCAAAATTAATTAAGTCTACAGTTTCAAATTTTTTACCTCTATTAATATTTATAGTATCAATAGGATTAACAGGGAAATGAAAAAAAGTACATTCTTCATCGTATATATTTTTAATATACACATCAAGTTCTGGATTATTTAAATCTCTAAACTCTTTAGACAGACTAGAAAATTCACCATAATACATACATCTTCTCACCTTCTTTATGTATAAAAAAGAACCGCATAAGCGATTCTTTTAATAATGTTATTTTAAATAAAATGCTGTAGTTTTCCCTGAACCACCAGATATTAATACTCCATCAGATATATTAAAATCTTTTGGGACTTCAAAAATTAGATAAGTTTGTTTAGTTGTATTAGGATTAATATCTTTATATACTCCAACAAAATTATTATTTTTATTATAAATAGTTTCTTTACCATTTGCAGAACTCATAGCACTAAATGCAGCATCATTTATAGTGTATTGTGCTTTATCTTTCATATTTCCTAATATAAAATCAGTTGATTTATATTGCTTAGGTTGCTTAGAGATATTTTTAATACTAACTTTACATACAATAAATTTTTCATTTGTAGTTTTATTATCTGACTTATTACCAGCTTCTACAGTTGTTGTTTCATTAGCATCTAATATTTTTAAATTAAAATCTCCACAACTTGACTCTTCACCTTTTTTACATACCTTGGATTTAGTTTTATTTTCTTGACTTTCAGTTGGTGTTGAATTTGTTTGTTGAGTTAATTGCTTATTATTGTCTAATTTATTTATTCTATTTACAGCAGAATTATCTCCTACAAAAAATCCAACTATAAATGCTACTATAACTAATACTACAGTTATAATTCTATTTTTCTTCATTTTATCCCCTCCTAATATTGTACATTATAACATAATTAGGAGGGGATCAATTATTTTTTTACATTTTTTAATGCCTCTTTTAATTTATATCCAAACTCTTGCATTGCCTTTTGTACTATTCCATCTATATCAGTATCATTGTCAAAGTTGTTTTCTACATCTACATCTACATTTACATTTCCACCTCCAACACCAGCTAATTGAGGTTGGGCTATAGCAAATTGTGGTTTTGGCTTTTTTTGTGGTATTTCATTAGTATCTTTTAAAAATTGCTTAGATTTTCTATGATTTAATACCTTTTCTCCACCATTAAATAATCTATGTTGCCTACCAACCACTATTTCAAAACCATGTTCAGCTACTTCATGTACACCACTTGTTGCAAAATTAGTACCACTTGCATAATTTTGAGCTTTCATCTTTAAAAATTCTTCTCTTGTCATCTGTTTTTTAGGATTAGAAATTTCCTCTTTACTGCTAAAAATTTTATGAAAAAAGTTAACTACGCAATTATGTTCTTTCGGATTCCAATTATCCCATGTTGACTGCATTCTTTCTGAATTAGATATAACTTCGCCTGTAGTGGTGTTTACATTTTGGGAAATTTCGCTATCCATTTCAGTTACTTTACTAACTACTTCTTCTTTTTGTGCATTAGCATGTGCAACTGTTTCATCCCTCATTCTTGCTGCTGCGGAAATAGCTTCGTCTGCTTCTTCAGCTGTACAGCTTTTAGTTATATCTCTTGCTTGCTCAAAAGCTGATTTTGTTTCTAAAAATTGTCTATTTGCTTCATCTACTGTTTGTACTCTTTGTTGTTCTGCGTTTTTTATTGCTTCTGCTGCTTGCTCAGCTGTAATACGTGTATTATAACTTTTTAGTCTTTCTAAAATAACTTTAGTTTCAATTTCATTTTTACTTAAGCTCTCAACAGCATTTTGTCTCATATTATCTTGATACATTTTTATGTCACTTAATTCATTAGCTCTTAATTGTCTATGTTCATTATTAGCTGTTTGAATAATTTGTGAGATTTTATCACAGTATTCTTGTGTACTTGCTTTTAAACCTTCATTATGATTTCTCTCTGCTTGTAAAATTTCAGATTGTCTTTGAGCAGTAAATACACTACTTTTAGCAAAAAAGTTTTGTAGTTTAGTATTACGTTCTTGATATTGTTTATCATATCCCGAGTTAATCTGTTGTCCCATTTCATTGTATTTTGCAATTAAAGTATTCTTTTGTTGTTCAGTAATTCCTGTTGTTTCTTTGAAAGTTTTCACAAAATTATTAATAGTATCACTTTTTTGTTTCTTAGTAAGTTTAGAACAGCCATTAACCATACTTGTATATTCATTTATAATAGCTGTTTTATTTTCTTCCGAAGCAATAGTTGTATTATCTACTAAATTGCGAAATTCCTTAATCATTTTAGCATTTAAATCTTTTCCTTTATTACTGCTTTTGTTAACCATATCAGAAAAATTTTTAATAACTGCGTTTTTGGTGTTAGCTGTAAACTTTATACTATTAGCATTTATATCAACTAAAGATTTACTAGTTTGTTTATCTAACTCCATGTAAGCTCCTACTGCTTTTTTAGTTTCTTTAGAAATTTCTACACTCATTTTTTGATAGCTTTTAGCTATTCCACCTACAGCTTGTTTATTAACTATTGCAGTTTTTTCAATTCTATCTGCAAATAAATCTACGGCAGGTACTGCATCGGCTTCTAAATGTTTTTTTAATTTATATCCACCATATCCTAGTGCTGCTATACCAGCGACAGCAATAGCTACTGGTGCAGCAATTGAACCTAAACTTGCTCCTAATGTTCCTAATGCTCCACTACCTGCAACTGTTGCAGTTGCAGTACCCATAGCTGTTGTAGCTCCAGCTACAGCTTCTGCTCCAGCAGCAACTGTAGTAGTAGCTTCTACCGCAGCAGTTGCTCCTTTGAATATTCCGAAAAACTTCCCAACTCTACCGGTAAGTCCAATCATTCCCTTTATCCCTTTTGTAGCTAAAGTAATACCACGATTTAAAGGATTAAAAAGTACCACTCCTGCTGCTAAATATCCTATAAATTTTTTAGTTGCTGGACTAAGCTCATTGAATTTATGTGCTAATTGAGATATTTTATCAACTATTTTTATAATTCCATTAGTTATATCAGGAATTTTAGCTGTAAACCAAGTAACAAATTGTTTAGCATAAGGTGCTAATCTTTCTCCTAATTCAATTTGCATACCTTCTACAGCACTTTTTAGAATAGTAAATTGTCCACCTAAACTATCAAGCTTAGTTTTAGCCATTTCCTTTGCAGTACCATCTGCTTTTTTCAAGCTTTGAGTATATTTTTCAAAATCTTCAGTGCTTGTATTTAGTACCGCAAGCATACCAGACATAGCTTCTTGTCCAAAAATGCTTGCAACAGCTTGTTGTTTTTGTTGTTGTGTTAACTTACTCATAGATTTTCTCATATCACCCATTATTGAATTAAAAGGACGTATTTTACCATGAGTGTCTGCGATATTAACACCTAGTTTTTTAAGCCACTTAGCAGCTTGTTTAGGAGGTTTAGCAAGTCTTGTTAATGCACCTCTAAGTGCAGTTCCTCCCATTGTACCTTTTACCCCTGCATCTGCCATTTTAGCAAGTGCAGCTGTAACTTCTTCTGCGCTCATTCCAAAAGCATGTGCTGGAGCTGCTGCGTACTTATATGCTTCTCCTAACATTTCAACATTTGTATTTGCTGTTGAACTTGCTTTAGCCATAACATCAGCTAAATGAGTTGTATCTTTAGCTTTTAATCCGAAAGCTGTAATTGCATCTGATACTATATCACTCGTAACCCCAAGATCACTTCCAGCTGCTGCCGCCAAGTCTAGTAATCCTGGCATAGCCGAAATTATTTCATTAGTTTTAAATCCTGCCATGGCTAAATAATTCATTCCGTCACTTGCTTCTTTTGCACTAAAAGATGTTTTAGCCCCTAAATCCTTTGCAGTATTCCATAGTTGTTTGAATTCAGTATTTGTAGCTTGACTAGTAGCTTGAACGTTCTTCATTCCCTGTTCAAAATTTGTGAAAGTCTTTATACTACTACCAATACCAACTCCGCCGACTGCTAATGTAGCAGCAGTAGCAACTGCAGCTAATTTTGAACAAGCTCTTTTGGAAAAACTAGATAATCTACCTTCAACTTTTTTCAATGGTTTACTTAATTTATCTTTTAGTCGTACAGTTGGACTAGCTTTTATTTTATTTAAAGCCTTAGTCCTTTTTTCTGTTTGTCTAGCAAACTTTTCTGTAGCTGTTAGCTTCTTTTTGGCTTCACTATCTCCTTTAACCCCTATTTTTATATCTAAGCGGTATATTTCTCTTTTACTAATCTAGTTCGCCCCCTTTTGGGCTTTCTCTCTTGCCTTATTTTCTTGTTCTATTTCATAGTCAGAAAAAGCAAGGAGTAATTTCCTTGCCATATCTTCTTTCTTATAAAAATCATCAGGACAAATATTATGCCTTGTAAATAAATTATATAAAGCAGTAATAATTTTGCCTGATGATATTAGTTTTTTATATCTTCAATTTTTTCTAATTCATCATCAAATCCACTAAGTTCCAATATTTTATCTCCCATAGCAGATGTTTCTCCAGCTAAGAATTTTTTTCTTATAACTTGTTTACCATCAGATACTTTTAATGCATCTAATAATCTAGAATTATTCCAATTAGGTGTTACTGTAGCAGCCTCAATTAATGCTGCATTAAATTCTTCATCATCTAATTCTTTTACCCTTTTCCCTCTTTCTTTCCTAGTATAAGTACATTCTTTCTTTATTCTATTTATTTCTTTTTCTGAAAGGCCTTTAAGTGTAACTGGAATACCTAGTCTTTCTATAAAATACGTAGCTTCTGGAACTTCTGTAGGTTCCATAAGTTTATTTATTATATCTTCCTCTGTCATGTTTAATATTTCTTCATCTTTTATTTTTTCATTATTCATAATTAATTCCTCCTAAAATTTATTATTTTATTTCAATCTTATCTAAAAGTTCAAAGCCTTCAAATGTAAAAGGTGTTTCTTCTTCTACAAGCTCATTAGCTTTTAAATTTATTAGATTCATTTTATCAGCCATACAATTTTTAAGTCTTATACGTTCATATCCATAAGCTTCGGGATCTTCTAATGCAGTAATAACTTCAAATCTTTTAAAGCCCCTTTCTATCAAGGCTGAACTTACTTTATACCCTGACATTGAACCAGTACCTTTTTTACTTCCTTGCTTATATCTAGTCCAATCATCTCCTAGTAAATTCAGTTCTTTTTTATCTAACTCGACTTCTGCTGTGCATTCTGTTAAGTTAGTTTGCCATTCACCATCTACTAGAATTTTTCCTTTAGAACCATGTATCGTTCTACTTGCATCTAATGCCATAATATCACTCCTATCTTATATATCCTGTTCCATAGATTTTTTTCATAACATTAATGTATTTAGCATTCCACTTCCAGAAAAACTCGTCATTCTTAGCATTTTTCTGCAATTCTTCATCTATGTAAACTTTAAAGTCTGGCTCTATTAATTCTGCACTTTGTAAAGTTTCAAAGTATTGTTTTAGACTACATAAAACAGCTAGTTGGCCATTTCTATTATTTGTGACTTTACCAACATATTGTCTATTTCCAGTAAAACTTGTATCTTCATCTATTGCATCCATGAACTTTATAGCTCTTAAATATCCCCATGTATCATCTTGTTCTTGTCCATATCTTTTAAGAGTATTTACATCATCCTCTATTACAACAGCTCCATCATCATAACGTATAATCATAGTTCCATCTTGTAGTGCACTTTTTATTTCTTCATTTGTTAAATTTTTTGTAACGCCTTCAAAAATAGTAACTTGATTACATAAGCATTCTTTTAAATCTTGTCCTTCTCCTAATGCACAAATGTATACTGCAGTTTCTGCTGGAGTATATTCAATACCATCAAGTATTCCTCCAGTAGTCCCTATATTTAAAATTCCCTCATAATTAAAAGACTTAGATCTATTATTAGCTTCTGTTATCTTTTCATTTTCTTTTCCACCAATATAAGCTCTTATTTTCTTTCCATTTTTTCTATTTCTCTCTACCCAAGCTTTTACAGATGTTTGAAGTGCCGAATCTGTTACTCCATCTAGTGTAAAACCATTAAATTTAACACCTTCAAATGCACTCATAGCTTCAAGATAATTTTCATTAGTAATTGACTTAGTACCATCATTGCCACCTGTAAGAGTTTGATTAGCTACACTTGCTAATTTTCCATTACCTTCATCTAATTTAGTAGCTTTTAACCACTTATTTTCTTCATTGTTATTTATAACAGTTACTATTTCCTCTATAGTTCCGCTTAATCCATTAAAAACATATATTTGTTTAGCAGCTTCATATAAAATTAAATCTGTTTTAGAATCATCTACTATATTAGTTCTAACAGTTATATTAAAATCTCTGGTTGTTGGATATATAGTTTCTAATTTTAATACTTCTAAAGCAGAACTAACAGTAGTATCTTTTAATGTAATACTTGCTACTTTTTCATTTTTATCTGTAAGTCTATAAAGTAACAATTCTTTAGGCTGTCCCAATAATGCCAATCTACCTAATTTATAAGCTGTGTATTTAGGATCATTACCAAACTTCTCTATTAAATCTTTTTCATCTTTAATAGATACAACTTTTTTAACAGGACCCCAATTAGCTTTTATTGGAATAGCTACTATTCCTCTTTTACCAGGTTCTATTCTAGCAAGAGCTGCTGCCTTAAATCTGTTATAAAATCCTGGTCTTATTGGTTTATCTGTTTCACTCCAATATCCACTTGCCATTATTCCACTTCCTTATTTAAAAAATTTTTTATAGCTTTTTTAAAATCATCTTTAGTCATTTCATCTTCATTTGAATTAAATAAAGCACCAACTGCTACTTCTTTTTTGTAGCCTGTCAGTGCTTCACAATTTTCTATTAAATCCTGTACGAAATATTTTTCTATTGGTTGAGTAACTTTTTTAGTTGTTACTTTTTGTTCTTCCGACATAATATACCTCCTATTCTATATTTCCTCTACTATAAACTTTATTTATAGTAGACACATTGTCTTCTATCATTTTTCTTCTGCTTAATTCTATTGTAAGTTGTCCTGCTCCTAACATATCAGCATCTCTATCTTCCTGTATGCTTTCTATAGTTAAATACCTTCTATCTTTAATATCCAAAGGTATCTTTAAATCTGTTATAAGCTTATCTTCTAAATTGTTAAGTAGATATTCTATCTCACTTTTATTTTTACTTACAACATGACATATTAAAGTTTTATTTTCTTTGATTAAAGCCCCATTAATACATTCTCTACTTGTATTTGTTGTTCTCCAAAGTATAGAAGGTACTTTAAAATCCTTTTTCCAGATATCCCTATATACTTTTATATTTGTTATATTTTCTGTATAGTTGCTTAAAGCTTCTACCCATGTATCTCCTGTAGTTTCTTCTTCTCCATGCAAAGCTATTACACTAAATTGTAATCCTCTAGATAAAGCATTCCATTCTTCATCTATAATGTCTTGTCCTATAGCTCCATTAAACATACAAGTAAATGTTTCTTTATTATTAACATCCTCTATAGTTTGTAAATCTAAAGATTTAATTACTTTTTCTGATAAAGTATCTAACTTTTGAAATGTAGTTCTTTTTTCATATAACCATATTTCTATAGTTCTTTTAAATGAAGTTGGATTATTCTGTTCATCATCACTACCTTGTAAAATTACCGCATAAGGTTTAGGTGTATCTTTTCCTGGTATTGTAGGCTCGTAACAATCTTTAAGTTCTGGAATACTATCTATTAGTTTTTGTCTTATTCCCGCTCTCACTTTTAATCACTCCAATATTCAAGTAGTGCAGCTTTTACCATTGTTTTAGAACTTTCTAAAGTATTTTCTATAGTTTTAAATCCTTTAGTTCCAGGATGATGAACTTCTTTAACCGGATGTGCTGCACCTTTCCAATATAAAGCTTTACCATTTTTAGGTGTTATAACATGAGGTTTTGAACCTTCTTCTAATATTTCACCATAATCAACTCCATGTGCTAGATATATAGAATAGTTGTTTCCTCCACCTTCACATCCACCAGTTAATCCTTGTACAGCATGATTAGTATGTTTCTTCCAATTAGCATTATCTTTAGCTTTATGTTCTAAATCCTTAGCTAAAACATTGCACAAGATACTCATTCCAGCTTTTTTTCTATTAATAAACTCAATTGCCTTAAAAGCCATATCAATCTATCCTTTCAAGATCACACATATAACCACAAATAGTATCTTCAATTACTATTGGATAAGTTGCTGTAATTTTCATATGTCCTTCTTTACAAGTAAACTCAATAGATTCTTTAGGATTAATATTTAGATTTGCATCTTTATCAGCTATCATTTTATATCTATTACTAATATAAGATGTTCCTAAAGTTTTACTATCTATAATTACTTTATTTGAACTATCCTCAAGATAAATAAGAACGTTTAATTTTTTTACACTTTCAACTTCATCAAAAGCACCATCAACAATAACTTTTTCAGTATGCTTAATTTCTATTGTCGTAGGATTTAATGCTATTCCTTTATTAATTGCATCTATTATTTTTTTAGCTTTTAATCTAGCCACTAACAACCATCTACCCTTCGCATAAATGTTTTATACCCTGTAGTTTTGCTTGGATTTAACTTAGTCTGTTCTTCTAAGTAGTCAGCTTGATACATAGCAGCTAAATTGTTCCAATAATCTGGATCAGCATTTTCTATTTCTATAGGCCCTACTTTTATTTTTTTATCAGTATTGGCCTTCATCAAACATCCTTTCCAACTAGCTTTAAGTACATTGTTTTGATTAACTAATAAAAGATTTTCTAATTCTTCATCGCTAAACATAGGATATTGGCTTTCATTTAAATTGATCTTTAATATTTCTAAAGATGTTAACATTATTACTCACCTTCCTTAGGTGCTTCTCCTGTTCCTTCCTCTTCACTTTCTTCAGGCAATTCACCTAATATCTCTACATAACCTTGTGCTTTCATTTCTTTAGCATCTTCTGCTCTTACACCAAATTCGTCTCCTATACTTACACATTTTTTATCATACTTTAGATTAACTAAAGCTTTAACTTTTATTATTTTAGCTTTTGCCATAATAATCATCCTTTCTATTTAATTTAAAAGAAGAAGGCTCTTAACCTTCTCTAAAGTACTGTAGCAAAGAAGCATTCATCTGCTCTATCAAATGAAACAATAAGCATTACGGATACCTTAGTATCTACTGTTACTGGGTCCTCTTTAACCATGGTTGTAACTGCTGTTCCTGTACCAACCATATAAGTATCTAACTTACTTGAACCGCTTTGTTTGTCGAACTCTTCTGGAGTAGTACCATATACAGTATTACCTAAGCTTGAACCACTCATAAGAGTAACTTTACCATCTGCATAGTATGGGATTGGTGATGCTCCTTCACTTGGAATATAAGTAGCATCTTCTAAAAAGATTACTGTTAATCCCATTACCTCTTTAGCAAACTGTAAGTAATTTGCTTGAGATAAAATTAAAGATGTATTCAAGTTACTATTTTTAATATGATTTGTAATAACAGTATTAACTAAAAAAGTTTCATCAAATGTCTTTTCAGTTAAAAGTAAAATAGTAGGCTTAGCATATCCATCATCTGTAATAGATTTCTGCCATCTCTTAATATCTCCAACAATATCTGCTGATGTATCTGTCCATTTTCCTTTACCTGTAAGCACTTGCCTATGTGCTGATGGAACGCCATAGTCTACTACTATATCCCCATCTTTAGAAGTAAAGTTTAATAATCCATTTTGAATAACTGATGCCCTCATTTTTTTGGCTATAATATTAGCACCTTCTACCAAATTTGCATAATTCTCAAAAACTTGTCCTAATAGTGCATTAACAAAGTTCTCATTATTAGCACCTATTGCATTTTGTAGATCTCTTCTAGTTGTTTCATCTATTCCCATACCTTCTTTGAAGAAAGGTATTTCAGTTGACTTTACATTCAAGTCAGCACTTAATGCTCTCATTTTTGTAGCAGCATCAAATGTGCTCATTCTTAATGCAACAGGCTTTTTTTTAGCACCTTTAGCCATTTCTAGTTTTGTTCCAGTTACCTTTTTATCTGGAAATAGTGTCTTGTCTACTGTTGCTTCTTGTGGTAACTCTTTAATATAAAGAGCTATGTTCTTTGAATTAATATAATCTCTTAAATTAGGCATATATAATCTCCTCCTTATTCTCCAAAAATTATTTGTTTTAATGCAGCCTTTTCTACTGCTTTGGTAGTTTCATCAGTATTAAATTTAACTGCACTTTCATATAAAGCACCATGAACAAATACTGGTACTACTTCTGTTGCATCATCTTTATTAGAAGTTGGTGACATTGATCCTTTAAAGGATACATCTTGATAAACAACTCCCCAAGCATCTGTAGTTGAACTTGTTGAAGTCACTGCCTTACCATCTTTAGTTATTAAAGTACCTGCTAATAGCACCTCATTTGAATCTAGTAATGTCTTAACATCACCCTTTTTAACCTTAAGTGGCAATGAAATAAAATGATCTCCTGAAATTAACCTTAATTTGTTTTGTTTAGTTCCTAATGTGTATGAACTCTGCCTCATACATTTCACACTCCTTTAAATTATTTTGCAAAGTCTGTTAGACTTTTAGTTTTTAATGATTCCGCTCTTTGCTTTCCTAATTCTGTAGCAAAATTAGTAGCACCTGGTGTTGGGTCGGGATCTCCACCCGTGATAAACGAACCAGTTCCCTTTATTTCTTTTTCAAATAAGAAATCATGTGACTTTTGAAGTGGTTCAATTTGCTCCTTAAGACCTATAACACTATCACCATCTACCTTAAGCTTATCTTTATCTATAAGTGCCATAACAAGCTTTGAATCTTTAATCTTATAAGCACTTAAAGATTTTTCTAACGCATTGTTAAAAGCTATATCAGCTAATTGTTTCTCATAAGTTTCCTTTTGAGTCTTATTATCAGCTTCTAGCTTTTCAACCTTTTCTTTTAAGCCTGAAGTATCTTTAAATTCTTCTTTTAATTCAGTTATTTGTTTATCCCTTTCACTAACTTGTTTTTTATATTCCTTAGCACTTTCATTGACTTGGTCAAATCGCACTTTGGGTATATATGCACCTCCGCTTATATCCTCTAAATCTTTGTCCTTATATTCCTTTTGCTTATCTTCTGGAAGCTGCTTGAATAATTCTTCTCCTAAAATTTCTTTAAGTCTTGCCATAACTCATTCCTCCTAATATTCCTTAATTTCAGTTTTTAACGTGGTTCTGTCCACGATTAAGGTCAGCTTATTTATTCTTTTACATCTACAAATAAAGCTTAAAAAGATGAAAATAAAAAAGCCTTATCTCTAAAGCTTATATAAGTTCCTCCTCATATTCCTCTAACCATTTATCTAACTTATTATTTGCTTTCCCATTACTCCACGTTTTAAGTTCTTTTATTGCATCCTCAATGGGTATATTCTCCTCTGTAAAATAGCAAAGACAATTGCAATGTTGTAAAGGAGCATCTTCTGGTTGAAATACTTTTCCAGCATAATCATCACATATATCATGCCGAGGGTGACTAGAACTTAAATTCCATTTTAATCCTATATTAAAGGGATTATTCTTAGCATTTTCTATTGTTGTTTCAGCAAAACTGTGAGTAATTGAAGTCCTAGCTAGTCTTTGTGCTTGATAAGATACATTTTTACTCATTCCACTAACGAATGTCTTAGCTTCAGTTCTTTTTAAAGGATTAACATATTTGTCTACCTGTTTTGCTAATTCTCTAGCATTGGCTCCTTTGGATATATTAACTTTTATTAAGGTATCTATATCATTAGCATTTTTCTTAGTTATGTTCCATATCCTATGATCTAATGTTTTACCATCTTCATAATAACTTCCTTGCACAAGTTTCTTAACTGTATTAGATGATGTCTTTATAACTGATTTATTAAACATAGATCTTAATTTTATATCATCAGTTATGCTTTCGTAATAAGCTAAACTTGTTGAACTAGCTATTTCTGAGCTAGACTTGATTATACCTTCAATAACATCATTTAATTTACCGTCTAATTTACTTACATAAATTTGAACTATTTCATTTAAATTTCTTAAATATTTACACTCTGAACTAGTTCTACATGAAGCTATTTCGCTTGATAATTGCTTAGCTAATTCTTGATATATTCTTAATAATTCTCTTTCTTGCTTCTTGTTGAGTTTTAAAAATTTTTTTCTAGCATCCAATACTCTTTGTTGGTATAAATTCATTATTCATCACCAACATTTCCTTTGTTATTAGACTTATCCTCTATATTATCTAACTCATCATCTAAATTTTTATTAAATTGGTCAGTTTCAGCATTTGTTATTTGTACTTTTTCCTCTAATATTTCTTCAAATGCCTTTTGAGCATCCTCTTCATTACTATATTCCTTAATATAAGATTTTCTACTTCTAACATCTTTTTCAACTTCATCCATTGCAATTTTCTTCTTTTCATCAAGATCATTAGGAATAGGATAGTTTTGTTTAATTAATTTAGTATATTTCATATTAGTCCAACCTCTATTAAATATACCTGGATAACATACTGGACCTACTTCAATAATAAAATTCATTAAACTTAACAATGGTCTTTCCCAATCATTAAACTTTTCTTCGCATCTAGCAATTAAATCATTATAAAGATAAATCATTGCCTTAGCTGAAGGTATGTTGTTTAAATCGCTTATCTTTGGCATATCTAATGTTTCTTTCATATCACTATCTGTTCTATCTAAATAAGTATTCATTGCTTCACTATTGCCTATATTGTACTCTTGCCTTTGAATAATTGCTTGTTTACCAGTTTCAGCAAGTTCGTCTCTAGTCTTTATAGCATGTAATGCTCCTGGTGCAATATTAAGTTTATTTACATCATCTTCATTACCATCAATAACAGTTTCAGAACCAAACATTTGAAATCTTAAAGCATCTGCAAAATCACTTATTCTTCTATTGTATTGATTTTGAGCATCCACTAAGTCAGTTATATCACTTTCACCAAAGGTATTATTTAATTCTCCACCATTTCTTATAAGCCAACATGGGATAGTTGAAAGACCCGTGTCATATTCCACTGTTTCTATTAAGTCAGTATTTTTATATGTATCTTTTTTATACCAAGCTTGAAGCACATTAGTTTTTTCATCTACTTTATAATAATAAGTATGTAAGTAAAAAATCTTGTCCTTATCATCTTCTTTATATGCATTCATTTCATCTTCTTCAAAGAAAATAGCTTTTAATAGTTTTCCATTCTTCTCTTTATAGAAGAAATTCTCTATACTTTCATACTTAATTATAACTGGTTGACCTGGATTAGCTTCAGCTCTTAAAAGTACTCTTTTCTTTATAGTTACTTCTAAGAACGCTTTTCTAGTATTATTCCAAAAATTATTATCTTCAAATACATCGTCAATAAACTTTCTTAATTCCTCGCATTGTTCTTTATCTTTTAAATCATCAGCCTTGAATACTAAAGTAGGTTTCTTCCCAAACATCCAACGTGCTTGTTTCTTGAGAAGTGGCTTAACTTTATTTCTAATGTCTTGTGTAGGCTTATAATCAACATTATCATCTATTGACCAATTCTGACCATATAACAATGGATTATCTTTTGCCTTATCCAAATCTATAGACTTACCTTTATAAAAGTAATAATCCCTGAAAACTCTTCTTCTTTCGGCTATTTCGTTATCAGGTAACTTAAGTAATGTATCTCTTATAGTTTTTGCTTGTCTCTCCACTAGAATACTGTACCTCCTTTCCTGCCGTATGGATCAGTAGTTGCTTTCTTAATAACTCCTTTTCCTTTGTTATAAACTGATTTATCATATTTTTTCTCTTTAACATCTGCAACTTCGTAACCATCTAATGCATACCAGATTGCACTACATTTTTGTTATCGTAAAGGCTCTTTATCCTCTACTTCTTACAGTTGTTATTCCTGTAAGCTCGGACTATCTATTAATTTATTATAATCAAATTCATATATTCTGTAAGTTTTTCTAACTATCCAATTCTTTTTAATAGCGTCTGTTACATTTACTTTACCCGCAAAGAATTCTCTAGCTTTTCTATTGTAAGGAAAATATAGTTTTTCACCTGTGTTTATATTTTCAACTACTACTGTTTGATATTTAGAATTTTTATTTATTTCAATTATTTTTCTAATATCTAGTTTATCACTTAAATAAAAATATTCTTTAACTCTATTGTTTAAAGCTCTACTTTCTACATATCCTAAGGTTCTTCTAGTAGCTTCTGATACTCCTATATACTCACCAATATAGTTTAATAAGTAATCATAAACATATACTTTAGAACATTTATTAATAGTCATATTATTTATTGCATTACCATAATGAACATTTTCTAATCTAGTTACCCATTCAAGGTTTTTATAATTATTATTTGATTTATCTTCATCTTTATGATTAACTTCAGGATTATTCTTAGGATTATTCTTAGGATTAGATATATATGCTAATGCAACTAATCTATGAATGTATGCTTTTTTCCATTTTCTTTGACCTTTTAGTTTTAAACTAACAACTTTATATCCTTTACCATTATCATGATTTGCTAATGGCTTATTTGTTTTAGTTGAGAATATAAATCCTTCCTTACTTACAAAATATATATCTAGTACTTCTTTGTATCCCTCTATGGTATTTACTTTTATCATATAATATCACCTCAATAACATTACGCCATACCAAATACCATAATTAAAGTACTATTTTGTAATAAATTTCGAAGTCTCGTGGGTGAATTATATTCTGTAAAACAGTTTCATCACCTAGTCTCTGCCCCTCACATAGCTTTTAAACATATGTGTTCGGTTCGGATTAGCATTTCAGCTTTCCCGCTTAATACCTCGATTTATACACGCCTAAGCTGGTATGCCCAACGTGTGTGGATCTATATTAAATTCATCTTCTATAATTTCTCCATTTTTATCTACTGCATAAGTTAAATCTTCTAACTCGTCTATAACGTTAGTACAATTTTCTGAACAAATTATTTTCTTAAATCTCTTAACTTTTTTAGTGTTTTGAAGTCTGCTACCTTGGAACTTCTTAGCACCCCTCATATTAAATCCTTCTTGCTTATAATATTTAATAGTTTTAGGCTCTGCACTATCTGCTCTAATAAGTTCCTGTGTCTTTTTAAACTCTGCTATTTCTATGGCAGTCTTATCATCTGTCATTTGATTTTTATAGTATTGCCAGTAGATATATAGAATTTTGTTTTTATCATCTATAGCTAGTCTAACTATAGCATTGTAGGAGGTTTCAAATCCAAAGTCCATACCAACTCTATAAATAGGATTTTTAATGCTTTGAATTGCTTGAAGTACTTCATAATGAGGTTTCTTTTCAAACTGTGGTAATACTTTTCTACCATTAACTCCAAATCTACCTCTTCTAGCTATTCTATATAAATCAATATCATATGTTTTTAATTCATCTAGCTGCTCTATATAGCTTTTAGGCAAAAATAAATTATCATCAGCCAAACTGTGATGATAATAAGTATTATTAATTATAATTATTCTATTTTTATAGAGTTGCTTATCATCTAATATAAAAATCTTCTTTTTAGTATCCATAAAAAAGTGTTTATAACACCAGTTATTCTTAGATACTGGATTGGTAGATAAAATCATATGTAGCTTTAAGCTAGGATGTCTTAATCTTCCTAGTAGTTCTTTAAATCCAGCATACTTTACTTCCGAACATTCTTCTATCCATACTATAGATACATTATTTATAGATTTTAATTTAGCTGGTTTATCCATACCTTTAAATATAATTTTACTACCATTAGGAAATCGTATTTGCATTGGAGATGTAACGCATTTGATCCTATCATCTAATCCCATTTCAGTTATTATTTCATCAAATAATGAAAAACACGAATCTCTGATAGTATCATATACTTCTCTTACTACTAAAGCTGTTCTTTTTTCTTCTAATAGTTTAAGAATTAACTTTAGAGCCACATGATAACTCTTTGATGATCCATAGCCTCCTACTAGAAAATAAAACTTTGTATTCCAATCAAACAAAAAATCTTCAAAATGAGGGTTAACTTCCTTTTCTATAGCCATTAATCCTCACCCTTTCGCTTGATTAATATTTCTATAGGTTTGTCATTTTTGTTATCTTTATTTCTTTCATAGTCTAATTTTTCTTGTTTAAGTTTCAATTCTATATCTGCTTTATACTTATTAAATTCAAGTTTTTCTCTATTTATAGCAATTTTTTCACTATCACCATATATATTTGCTTTACTTTCTATCAATCTTCTTAATTGATCCATGCATGCAAGTATTCCAGTTTCCCTATCTTCTTCACTTATTACCTTTTCATGTTTTTTTCCAAACACATCATAAAAGATTGTTTTTTCACGATTTAGTAATCTTGCTATTTTTAATCTAAGCAATTTTATTTCTTCATCAAATGTTGGTTCTGGACTAGCTTTTTCATACAACTCTTTTTCTTCTGGACTTAATCTATCAACATAAAGCGATTGATATGCTCCATGCTTTATATTATTTAAATTACCTATAGGTGCTCCATATCCAACACTACTTTTATTACCCCATCGTGCCTTTTCGGGATGTTTCTTACCATTCGGATTATATACAACGTTACTATTTGGTAACGATAGCGTACCATTTAGTATATCGTCCCACTTATCTTGGCTTTTCCACTTTCTAACTAAAGAATCTCGGACTGGTTTTTCTTCTGTACTTGATAACATTTCAGCTATTTGTTTAGGTTTAAGCTTTCCTCCACTTTTAATATAAATATCAAGTGCTTTATCCCTATTAGGACTTCTAGCTCTTGCCATTTAATCACCTCTTAAATCATTTTTGCCTTATAGCTCCATTGTGTCGTTTATAGCTATCATGTTTCATTAAATCTATATAATCTTTAAATGTTAATGAATTTTGATTTTTTTTAGATTTATTTCTTTTATGTTTTTTTAATCTTTTATATACATTGGGTTGTTGTGTCTTTAAGATCTTCTCAATTTTCACACTCCTCACCATCCCTTTAAATTTTTATGAATAATATCTCTTAACCTTAGTTAAGTATGTAAAAAAGCACCTAACCCATGTTAAGTGCTCAAACCAATTTTTTATGAAATTTTCTATACTACTATTTTATAATAGTAAAACATGAAAAACATATAATTTATATATAATTTTCAGATAACTTTTAATCTTAAGCTATGCATTCACAATTTTTATATAATATATCGTACATAATGCGTAATGCATCTTTATTTATTTGCTTTAATCTAATATCTGTTATGTTCGTATTAAATTTAAGATTAAAATTAATTTCTATGTCTCTCCAAAACATTTTCTCAAAATATTTTAATTCTATAACCGTTCTTTCTTGACTAGTTAGTGCCCTAAGCGACGCATCTATTTGTGTAACTTCTAATTGTAATGGAAATTTTCTAGATCTATCTTCCCGAATCCATTCTTGCAACAATTCATCCATTTTTTCTTTAGATACTACTGTTGCTTCTACGCTACTAGAGGTATTAGCATTATGTGCAGATGGCATACCCAATTCTCTTGAAGAAATACAATATTCATTGTATCTTTCATCTGGATTACTAAGGGCATATTTATAAGCCTCAATTCTTGCATCTATAGTTTCTATAACAGATTTTTTTCTTTTATAATCTTTTAATCTTATCTCTAAATTTTTCATGTACCTAGTTTCCCCCTTTTAAAATAAAAAGAGGCACTACTCCCTACAAGGAATAGTGCCTCCGGTGCTCGGTCAGCCTATCATGACTTACGACTACTATATTTCTTTTTACTTATATTATACAATATTAAGTAGTATTCGCAAATTAAAGCATGTTTATTTTTCTTCTTATTTCCCTTCTAAACTTTTCTTCAATAGCATTTATAGTATTTGAATTTATTTTATACTTTTTTGATAATTCTTCTATTGAATATTTATAAATATCCTTAAGTATTCGAGATTTTTTTCTTTCAGATAACATTTTAATTTCATTATCTGCTATTTTAATTTGTTCTTTTGTTAAGATTTTAGAGTCAAATTCAAAATATTTATTCATAGTATACTCTTCTAAATAATTATCATTATTTATTCTTGATGTATCGCCACCTTCTGTTTCATTGTATCCATTTAAATAACTATTTGAATTTCTTATATAATATTTTTCTCTATTATTAAGATCTTCTGCTTTACATTTCTCCAATAAAGTAAACTCAAAATATTTATATCCATATTGATTCCATTCTTGTTGTAATTCTTTATTCGGATGATTATTCCAATATAATGCACTTTTATGACTTTGCCATCTATTAATTATATCTATGCTTTGACCTATATATTTTTTATTATTAGCCAAATTCATTATTCTATATATGCCTATAATATTTTCAATCATATATTTATTTTTTCCTTTCATAAATGCTCTAATTATTATAATTTATCTTTTTCATATTCTTTTATATATCTATATAATGTAGTTCTTGCAATCCCCAAACTATCACATATCTCTTTCTTGCTATATCCATCCCTAACCATTCTTAATGCTGTCTTAATCTTTTCAGAATCATGTGCTTTTTTTCTTCCGCCTTCTCTTCCTCTTGCTTTAGCACTTTCTACACCTTTTATTCTTCTTTCATTTATCACTTCTCTTTCCATCTCTGCTACCGCTCCTAATACATGAAACATAAATCTCCCGACGGTAGTTGATGTATCTATGCCATCTTTAATCGATATAAATTGTATATCATTTTTATTAAAGTATTCCATTAGATCAACTAATTGTTTCATTGTCCTACCCAACCTATCTAATTTCCAAACGATTAATGTATCTCCTTTTCTGAGCTTTAACAATAGATTATCCAGACCTTCTCTTTTAACCTTTGCTCCACTTATTTTATCAGTTATTATTTCATCACAATTATATTTGTTTAATTCATCTATTTGTAAATCAAGATTTTGATGTGTAGTTGAAACACGTGCATAACCAAATTTCATATTTGATACCTCCATGACTTTACTATAAAACAAGTGTACCACAAATATATGCCACTTTCAATAGATAATGGTATATATTTATGAAACATATTAAACAACATAAAATCATGGTCTAAATTATAATGTTCCACTACTATTGTTTTTGGAACATTATAATTATTTAAAAAGGACCATATTACATGATCCTTTAAGTTATGACACTGTAAGGGTACAAAATAAAAAGAGCTGATATCTTAATATATTTCAGCTCTTTTTATAAACTCTTATATTTTTATCACAGTTACAATACCAGTTAATTGCTTGTATACATATTTCTCTTAATAATTTTACCATTTTATCTCTTTGTCCTATTGGACATTGATATTTATTGTTAGAATAATTAACTCGTGAATGTGCAATACTGTGTCTCGTATCAGTTATACCTTTTGCTATATTGTAAACTACTAACTTCTTCTTATTATATTTCTTTTTATATTTGTTTTTATTTTTACTTAAGGTTTCTTCTATATACAATTGTATATAATCAGGTATGTACTCTTGTATCTTTTCATAATCACAACACTTTTCTATAACCAATTTTATTTTATTTCTAGCCTTCATATATTTTTGTTGAGTTTCTGTAAATATTTTTTCTAATTCCATAACATAATTTGCATCATATTCTTCAGGTTTATGATTATTTAATTTGTATACCATATCTTTTATTAATTGCTTTCTAGACACAGTATCAGATATATATTCTAATATTTTAAAGTATTCTAATATCACGTAATTATAATCAAATACAGTTCCAATGCTGTTAAATCTTAACAATAATTCATTTACCTCATCACAAAATAATTCATCCTTTATTTTAAAACCATAATCAGATCTACTTATACATTCTTCAACCTCTTCCATTTGAACTAATTCGTCATTTAATTTTTTAAGATTATACTTTGGTATCATATTAAATCGTATATTTTCTTGTAAAAATAATTTATACTCATACGCATTATATAATTTGATTATATTATCTTTATCAAAAAAACTATCCTCGCATTCAAAAATGATAAATAATTCTTGAACTGTTTCTATTGGATTCAATTCATCAAAATTTCCATCAAAATATATTTTTAAAGCATATAATTTACTTCTCTCTTGTACTTTTATATTAATATTTTTATCTTCAATTTTAATATTTGCATTTAAAGTCTCTATTTTTTTATTATGAGTATCATCCTTAAAATCGAAAAATTTTTCAATTCTAATTATAGCATACCTATCCAAAATAATTGTTCCATTTTCATCAATTTCCGCTTTATACGCTTCATTAACTAATTTTATAAACTCATCTAAATGAAAATCAATAGATATCTCTGAATTATCTAAATTTAATTCAACTTTTTCTTTAGATGATATTATATTATTTTCTTCATTGTCTTCTTCACACCAACCCAATTCGTCTAATTCAATTTCAGTATATTCTTCTCCAATACACTTAATTAGATTTATATAACTTAATACATCGTCTCCTATATGATCATCTAAAATATCTCCAATCAATATATGAGAATATTTTGTAGCATATTCTTTTAATTTTTTTACCGCTTCTATTAATCCCTCTTTTAAATTTTTACTTTCAAACAGATACATAATACTATTTACCCCTTTAAATTTAAATTGTACTTTACAATAGTTCTGCTTTCTTTTTCATCGCTTCCATAGTTGGATTTGTGTATAGTAATGTTGTATGAATATTGCTATGTCCCGCTTGATTTGCTACCTCATGTATGCTATATCCTGCTTCTAGTGCTACACTACAATAAAAATGCCTTAATGTATGTGGTGTTATTTTTGAACTATATTTATTAAATAATTTATTTATAACAGTTCTATCTATTCTGTTTCCTTGGTTACTTACAAATAGATAATCTAAATTACTATCTTTTTTTTCTTTTAAATATTCTTTAATTGAGTTTATTATTTTAGAATTTATATATACAATTCTTTCTTTATTTCCTTTGCCTGAAGTTACTTTTATTTCTTTTCCTACTAGATCCACATCATTTAATTTTAAATTCAGTACTTCTGAAATTCTAAGACCAGCATAAGCCATTATAGTTACTATAGCATAATCTCTATTACCTTTTTCTTTTAATATCTTTTGTCTAAATTCCTCAACTTCATCTTTACATACTATTGATGGGGATGCAAATTTTTCTTGCACCTTTATATTATCTCTTTTGCTAATAACTATATCATCTTGGATATTTACTTCCTGTAAAAACTCATTATATTTTATAAGTGCTGCTATCTTTGCATTTATAGTCTTAGCACTTTGTTTCTTTACTGTTTGTAAATATCCTTTATAATCTAATATATTTTGTCTATATAATTTTTCTGGATTATCTCCAAATGAATTTGCATACCAATTAAAATATCCATTCATATGTTGTACATAGCTTTTAATTGTATTAATGCTTTTGCCTTCACTTTTTAAAAACTCCTTAAATTTGTCTAACATATAACATACCTCCATAAATTATGTTGCATATAGTTTTTATATACTCATAATAAACTATGTTGCATTTTATATGTATATTATATCCTTACAAAATAATAATTGCAACATAAATTATATTACGTTGCAATTTAAAAATAATTATATAATGAATTCTTCTAGATTTGTTAAATCCTCAACACCAGCCATATCAGCTAACATATTATTATAATTTCTTAATTGTCCTTGTAAATCTTTTAGTTCTTCTCTAAATAACTTACATTGTTCTTTATCTTCGAAAGCTCCTTGTAAACTTAATTTATGCCATTTAGAAGTGAATGGTCTTATGACTCTATTTAATACCACTATTGCTATCTTTGTGAATTCCTTACATCCTATACCATATTGTTTTATAGTGTTTCTAGTTATATTAAATAAATTATATATACTATCTAATGCAGCCTTTTCCTCACCATATTCATCTTCAATACTCTGTGTTGTTATTCTAGTTAATAACTCAACATATAGAGCCCATGCAGCTTCTTTATCCTTTTCACCTGGTGTAAATTCCATTTTTAGAAAACCTGCGGATAATTCTAATTTATCTAAATGCCACCTTTTTAATACATCAGCCCATTTTCTTTTATCCAATATTATCACTCCTAATCTATATAACTAATATGTTTCTAGTACATCACTTAAATCAACACTATTATATGATGCATACATATTCCATTTCTGTTCTAATATATTCGTATTATTTATACCCCATTGTCTTATTAATGAATCTATATAAATTTCAAAGTCATTCTTGTTTTTTAAAAATTTTTTAATTCTTATATACGAAGGTATCTCACTACTAGGTATTTCTTTAAGTTTTAATGAACAAATACCTTTTCCTGATTTTTCCCCAAATCCAAGTTCATAAGGAACCCACCAAGAACCTTTCGTTGCCCATGATAAAATACACATCATGTGAGTACAACTACTTATTCCTTCTTGTATACATCTTGTTACACCTATATCATCATTATTCTTATCTGCCTCTTGTAAAGCATTATCATACTTATCAAAGTATACATCTATTCCCTTTTTCATTATGTATTGAGCTATTTTTTCAACTTTATCTTTATCTTCGCTTTTATGAGATAAAAATATGCATGGACCATTTTCATGCAATTTATATTCTTGTATTAATTTTTTATTTAATGCTCTATTTACTCCCATAGCCATACTGTAGTTCCTCCTATACACCTAAAACATAACATATTTTTACTTTATTATACCATAATATATAATTATTAATATATTTAACTTATTAATGTTATATAGTTAATAATATGAACCAAATCACTAACTTTACATTTATATAAATAAAAAAGAATAGACACTATTTAATCTATTCTTTCTCATATTCCTTAACTTTTCTATAGAACGTCACTTTGATTAATCCTGTTAACTTCATTGCCTCTACAGCTTTTCTCTTATACTGAATTCACCTAGTCTAAATTTAACTTATTATCATTTAAATAATTTGCTAATGCTATTACTGGATATTCTCCATACTTATCTAATATTTTTTGATTACTACTTATATACTTATTATAATAAGGAATAATCGTTGCTATATTATTTAAATTATATTCTTTTTGTAAAAATTGCAACGCTTCACTATCATTAACATCTTTTATAAATTTCATATTATACACCTTCCTACATCATACTATTTAATTATCATTATAATTTTTATTTATAAAAAATATAATGATATTTTCATTTATTAGAATTTATTATAAATTACTAAAACATATACTAAATTTCTTCCTTATAAATTTTTATATATTTATATAAAGTACTTCTACCAATACCCAACATTTTAGCAAACCCACTTGAACTCATCTTTCCATATTCTCCATTTTTAAAACTCTCATATTGTTTAATAAAATCTTTAGGTAATTCAGTTTTAGGCCTACCTAGCTTTTTTCCTTTAGATCTTGCTACATCTAACCCTTGATTTATTCTTGCTACTGTTTTTTCTCTTTCTTGTTGTGCCATATGAGCTTTTATAGTAATTACTATGTCAATTACCATATCATATATACTATTATCATTTGCTTTATTCCAATCACTCATATATGGCATATCTAAAGCAATAACTCTTATTCCTTTTGATTTTAATTCTTTAAGTTCCATAATAACATCATCAGCATTTCTTCCTAATCTATCTAAATCAGTTATTATTAATATATCATTTGTTCTTAATTTATCTTTAAGCTTTGAATATTTTTCTCTATTATTTGCTTTAATAGTTCCTGAAACTCTTTCTTCAACTATTTCATCAAATTTAAACTTATTCTCTTTGGCATAAGTCTCTAATGTAATTCGTTGTCTATCAGTTGTTTGAGTTTCTTTATGTGTACTTATTCTCATATATGCAAATATCATTTTGACCACCTCAAAATTAATTTATCTTATGCATATATTATATATGTCTATGAAATTATATTCAAATATCATAGACACTTTTGATACACGATTATATATGTTTAAATGTCTTTTATCTATTGTTTTCTAATGTCTACATAATCAAATGATTTATAGACACTACGCCAACTACATTTCCTCTAGTATATCTATAAGCTCTTCTTTTGTTTGTCTTGTGTAAATTCTAGTAGTATTTAAATCACTATGTCCTGCAATATCCGCTATTGTTTCTATATTGACTCCCCTGTCAGCTAGTCCTTTACAAAATGCATGTCTAAAGTTATGGGGATGAGCTTTGCTTTTCTTAACCCCAGCTTTTTCAGCATATTTTCTTATTATCTTATTTATAGTTCTCTTTTTTAATGGTCCTCTTTTACCCACAAATAACTGCTCACACGAACATTCCTCTCTTACATCTAAGTACTCATGCCAGGCTTGGCTTAATTTCTTAGTTACAAATATATCTCTATATTTATTATTCTTTCCTCTTATTGTTACACTTTTCTTATTAACATCCTGGACTCTTATTTGTATCAACTCTGAAACTCTCACACCAGTTAGGTAAAGAGTTTCTATTATTGCCTTATCTCTTTTATTATTCTTGCAAGCCTTTAATAATTTTTCTATTTCATTTTTATTTAAAATGTTATCCAAGTAATTTTGTTTTTGTTCTGAAATTTGCTGGACATTAACCTCAAGATGATTAAACTTCAGAAATTGATTTATTGATGTTAGTTTTCTATTTATTGTTTTAACTTTTAATCTTTCTTTATTCAATAAATAGTTTTTATATAATTCTATGTCCTTAGCTTTAATATCAAATATAGTTTTTCTTTTATTTATTAAATATCTAATAAACTGTACTAGATCTATTAGATAGCTTTCTATAGTATTTTGGCTTTTAGGTTTCTTGTTTTCAGTTCCAACAGAACTTGTTGCCGCAAACTCTATTAAAATTTCTTTATAATTTCGAGGTAATTTTCTTATTAATTTTAAATATTGTTGTATCTCTTTTTCTTCTAAATCATATTTTTCCATTATGTATATTTTTTCCTTTTGATACCATTCTGCGTTTGACAACCTTCCATTTTTAACCATTTTATTGTATTTTAGTCTCCTTTCTTTCAAAGATTTCTGAACCCTTGATTATTCAAGGCTTACAAGCTATGTATATATGAACTACTCTATATATATATAATATTACACTCCAATTATCAATTAGGCTAATTTTTTATGTATTTTGGAGGTTTTTAGATACATAAGTATTAACTTTGTTAACTTATCATTTTTTAATATTATATATATCTTTTCTTTCAATAACTATTATTTTATTTGTTTTACTATACTAGATATTTTTTTCTACTCCATTCTCAATTGGAATACAAAAGCAAAGTATTTTTGATTAGTAATATAGGCTTAAAAATAGCGTTACTCTATCAATTGTTTTGTTAAAAAAATAACTTTCAATTATAGTAAATAAAAGGCACTATTTAACAATAAATAATGCCTTTTATATATTAATCATACTTTCTCTTTATATTTATTTTTTAATTCTATCATTAAATCATTTTGAGTATGTTTTATATTTATTTCGAAAAAATCTACACTTCCTATTTTAGCTGCTCCATCAACTAATTCATTTACTTTACTATTTATTTTCTTTTTTAATTTTTCTTTATCAGTCATTTTTATCTCCTTTTTTATTTAACTCTATTAGATCTGATCTATCTAACTTTTTAACATCTTCTTTTGTTTTTTCTTTAGCTATTAGCAAAACTAATGCTTCTATAAAAATTATTATTCCAGCTATAACAACCAATGCTGCTAATGCCCATACCACTTTAATTGCACCTCCTAAGAACTTGTCCATTAAGGCTATATATTACTTTATTTTTAAAATCTATTTTTGCTTTTACTCTTTTTCCTTTTTTTATATAAATACAGGATATTCCCCTAACATAATCTTCTTCAAACAGTTTTAATTCTCCATCTAGTAACTTATTTAGTTTTTCCCTCCATTCCACTTTTCTTCCCCCTTTATTTTTGCGAATCTATTCAATAACATCAAAATAATGTTTAAAATCATTTACCACCTATTCCTCCAAAAATTAGTATACAATAATCTTTAACTCTTGGTACTTCCAACCCTTACTCTCTTTAACTGCTCCACCTTTAACTTCTACTTCTTTTTTCTCCTTCTTTTCTTCTTTCTTTTCCTCCATTTCTTCTCCCCCAAATCACTATCATTTGAATGTCATATGAGAATATAACTATATAACAATACTCTCATATGACATTAGTATCTATTAAATTAATATCCCTGCTCCTGTCTCCTGTAGTTTTCTTTATGTTTCTTTAGATAAGCTTCCTCTATTTCCTTTGCTGTAAATCCTAGTGTATGTCCAACACTTAACCAAAAATGCATTACGTCTGCATATTCATCTAAGATTCTTTCTTTTGATTCTGGACCTTTAGTACTCCAGTATTTAAAACATCTAGTTGCATTTGCTAATTCTCCAACTTCTACATTTAGTGCTAATAATCTTTTACTTAAAAATTTCTTCTGATCTACTTCTCCAAAATGTCTTTTTACTATCGCTTCATCTAATTGTTTCTGCATTTTTAAAAATTTTTTTAAATCCATAATAATTATTCCCCTTTAACCTATTTGTACCATGCCACAATAAAAATCTCTTATTAAAAAGCTCTCTTTATAGTGTTTTGATTGAACTGTTATAAAGTTTTTATTTTTACTTATAACCTTTCCTTGCAGTTTATTTGTTTGCTTACGTTCTTTAGCTACAATTAATACTTTTTCTCCAATATTAATTTGAAAATTAAATTCTTTCATTTTTCTTCTTCCGTTACTCTCTAGTTTTGCTTCTGCTCTAAGCATTTTTATATCTCTACTCTCTTTTTTATTTAACCCAATTGTTTTAGCTTTTGCAGCAACAGCATTAATGCTTCTATTAAGTTTTCTTCCTAAATTCTCATAAGTCATATCATTAATATGCTCTTCTAGAAATTGTTCTTCTTCTTCTGTCCAAGTCTTTTTTCCCATTTTCTTTTCTCCTTTCTTTTATTAAAGCTATAGCAAAATTCACTGCATAACCTTCCCTATATAACTTCAAAACTTCATCTATCTCGCTTTTTAATTTCATTGCATCATCTCCTAGAATGGAATATCATTATCATCCACCGGTGTTACATCAGGATCTAAATATTCTTCATCAGAATTATTTTGTCTACTATTTTTAGAATCTAAAAACTGTATTTCATCAGCTACTATTTCAGTTACATATCTTTTATTTCCGTCTTTAGCTTCATAGCTTCTAGTACGTATAGAACCACTTACCCCAATTTGACTTCCTTTTCTAACATAGTTGGCTGTGTTCTCCGCTATTTTCCCCCAAACTACTACAGGTAAAAAATCTGCTTCTGGTTGGCCATCTTTTTTATATCTACGATTTACAGCTAATATAAATTTAGTTACTGCCTTGCCAGCTCCTGGTGTAAATTGAAGTTCTGGATCCTTAGTTGGTCTCCCAATAAGTACAACTCTATTCATTGTATTTCCCCCTACTTTTCTATATAATTTGAAACATGTTTTATAACCATATTTATAGTGCCATCACCATTTCTCTTTATTTCAAATCTGCTATTATCGTTATAAGCATCTTCATTCAAATAGATATCTATATCCTTATCAATTTTAAGCCTTATTCTTTTAAACTTCTTATCCACCCATTCTTTATCTACAGCTACTTTTTCAACTCCGCCTTCTTCTTTAATAAAATTTACAAAGCTTTCTTTACCAACCGTTTCATCTCCAAACAACTCTTCAGCAATTTCTTTTACGTCAAACTCTTCTTCCTCTTTTAGCTTATCCTTTATAGTCTTTCTAACCTTTTCTTGCATTTCTGCGTTTTCTTTTAAACAAGTTCTTGTCCATCTTTCTGCTGCATGAACAAAACTTTTTGTAATATCCCTTTCATTATCTATTACTCTGCAACCTAAATAGTAATCAGTAAAATAACTAGATCCATACTCTTCACTTGTTTTATTCTTAGTTTTCTTATCTATAAGCATTAAATCAAAATCATTCTCTCTGATTGGCTTAATAAAAGCGCATTTACTTATTTTTTGTCCACCACCTGGTAATCCTGTATGTTGTGAAATTATATTAATATCTATTTTCTCATCTACAATATCTACTGTATGAAAATAACTTTTTACATAATCCATTTTCATAATTCCAAGCATTGGGCCATACTCTGTAGATATATGGACCACAACAAAGTCACATGATGATATACTTCCTTTAGATCTCATGAGTATAAACATTTGTTTTGCAAGTTCCTTGGAAGCTTCTAAAAAATCACACTCTCTATTTAAAAATTCCTGAGAAACTTCTTTAACACTATTCTTTTCTTCATTAAAAACAGCATATTTAAGTTCTTCATCCTTAAAACATTTTTGTATATGCTTAGTTAAAAATGTGTACACCTCATCATTTAATTCTAATTTATAACCATTCAATATAGGCTCATCAGCATTGTTATCAAGAACATGTACCACAGCTTCATTTATAGTTACGTCATTTATATACTCCATTTACTTATCAGCTCCTTTCTTAAAAGGATCTATTAGATTTAACTGTAACCCCCTAAAAGATAGCCCCATGAATTCGCTACTTATATGATGCTTTAACTCTTCTTTTGCTCCAGCTACATCTAAATCTTTCTTAAAGTCTTCTAAGCTTTTGTTATTGTTAAAGCTAACTTCCATGTTGTTTTTCACATTTCTATTAACTTTTTTAATCTCTTTAACTACTACTGCTCCAGTTGTAACTATTGCTGCTGCATTTACTAATAATGCAATTGCTACTATGTTCATTTATATTTCCTCCTTTAATTCTTGTAAACATTCCTTACAAATGTTCTTGCCTTTATAGTTAACTACGTCTCTAGCATTTCCACAGAATATACAAGCAGGCTCATACTTCTTTAAGATAACTTCTTCTCCTTCTACGAAAATTTCTAAGCTTGTTTCTTTTTCTCTAATATCTAAAGTCCTTCTTAATTCTTTTGGAAGCACTATTCTTCCAAGTTCATCTACTCTTCTTACTACACCAGTACCTTTCATATTCAATTCCTCCTGTTTACATTTTTATTTTAGTTAACATAATTTTGTATATGTTAACTAGCTTGATTTTAGGCTATCGTACTAAACATATCATCCCAACTAATTTTATTAGTCTTTTTTATCTAATAACCAGCTAAAAGTTTCTTGTCCTGGATCATCATTTTTGCTTTTCTTAAAACATTTTTGTAGATGTTTTTCAAAGTTGTAGTTTATGCAATCCTGCAAATAATCGAATAGCTTATTCACTTCTTCTTGCTTATGATCCAAAATTCTTTTTCTCAAATTACATTCTGGATTTACATCTATAGATTGTATGCTTTCTTTAAAATCCCATAAAGCTTCCAGTAAAACTACTCCTTGCTTTTTCGTTAATTTCATTTGTCTGTTTTTATCAGCTGTAACAATATCAAACTTCAACTGGTCCATACGCTCCAAATCTAATCCTCACTTACTACTATTTCCAAGATTTTATTTTGATAGTTATTACTTATCCAAACTCCTAGCATTTCATAGCTATCAATTAATACTACTCTATACTTTTCATTTTCTATAAAACTAACTTCTATGTCCATAATTAATTCCTTTCACAAATCTTTATTTTTGCGAACTTACTTCTTTTTAAAACCACCACAGCAAACAACTTCATTGTCTATATATTTGCTTGAGATAATATGTTGTTTTTCTTTATCCCAACTTAAATGTTCTTTCCTACAACACCTTTTCCCATTTTTAAAATAGAAATCTTTGCAATCTTCACATTTATTAATTTCAGCGTCAGGGCCTTCACCATATTCTTTAGCACATCTTTTACTATCAGGTACTAAGAAAATACATGCATTATTTGTAATAGCACATTTCCACCCATGCCATTCATCTGTTTTTTTTACATATTTACATCCCATAAATTTTCCTCCAGCTTTATTTTTGCGAACGAACTTTAATATGTGTGACGAAATCTACCATCTTCATTATCTTCCCATCTTTTTCTTAAAATACTGTCATACTCATCTTTAATTTCTTTCTCTGTTATTATTCCTTTTTTAATCAGTAAATTTTTTATTGCTTCTATTTCCATTTTTTCTATCATCCTAATCACTCCTCCTTCACAATCTACTATCTATATAACCCTTTATTTTTGCGAATTATTCATATATTCTAAAACAGTTATCATTGAATTTATTGCGGTATCAAAATGTTTTCCTATCTGCTTCGCATCAATATCCCCTTGTTTTTTACTTTCATTTACTAATCTAACTTGTTGTTGTAAGATTGGTTTTAATGCTGCTATTCCAGGTATTGCTTCTTCTAAATCCTCTTTACTTATTTTTAACATTTTAACTTCATCTTTTGAAAAATGTTCACACATATTTTTGCAAAATTCCTTAGTTGTACTGATATCTTTAAAATAACAATAACCTTGATTATAATGTTTACAATCTACAGATTTTGTTTGCTTTAAAATTTCACCACAAAATGGACAATAATTTATATCAAAAAATCCACTTGGTTGTCCAATTTTGTTAAATAATACAACACCTGCTTTATCATCTTTTGTATTAAATATAACCGCTTCTTTAGGTTGTATTTCACACCCCAATTTACTTCTTTGTATATCAAAACATTTCATGCTCTTACTTTCACAAAATTTACACATTTTTATACTCCTCTCTTAATTCATAAAATACTATTTTTACGTATTAGCCAACATTCTTTAAATCAATATTTATTATCTCATTCTCATTGTCTTTGTCTGTATATACTGCTTCAATTTCATAATCTCCATAGTCTCTAAACATAGTGTCATTTTCTCTTTCATCTACATCATTAACTTGTCTATATTCAGCTAATCCTTTATGATCCACATCAAATATTTCAAATCTAATTGGCTTAGCAACTTCTAATAGTAAATCTACTCTTTGCGCTCTTAAAATTGGTCTTAGCTCTCTTAATTTCATGTTATAATTTCCTTTCAATTTTTTTATATATTAAATCTTTTTATTGCATCAAACTTATTGTATCTTTCTCCAGTAAGCTTTTTATATAAATAAGGGTTTTTAAATACCGCTACTTCTGGTAGTAACCCTTCTCTTTTATCTTTTGATGTATCCCAAGCTACACAATTTCTTGCTATAGTCTCTATTATTTCTTCAAGTGTTACTTCTCCTAACTTTTCTTCATAGTATTTTAATTTTTCTCTCACTTCTGCAAATCCAACTAAAGCATGATACATTGTGCAAGTAAATCTATCCTCATCCATAAATTCACCAAATTCTTCAGCATTACAGTAGCTATCATCATGTTCTATTCCATATAGCTTCTTATCTATTTTTCTTATATAATCTACTAAAGACATTTCTTCATCTTCTAGTCTTACATAAACTTCTTTGTTTTTAACAAACACACAATTATGCATATTTTCAATCACGCTTTGTGGCTTTTCAGTTATAATTTTTTTCATTTTAATCTTTCACCTCATTTTTATTTATTCTAAAAACCTTATTATCAAAATTGTAACTATTAAATATACCAACGACGATTTAATGTTGAAATACTTAAAATTAAATACTGAATGTAAAAATAAATTTATAAGACAGTAAATTATTATTACTTTTAATAACTTCAAAATACCACTTCCAAATCTAGTTAACTGTTTTTAGTTAACTATTTATTTTTTTCATATTCTTCCCCTTCCATTAAAATCTTTAAAGCTTCTTTTGCTGTAATCTCTCTTATGTCTCCAACCACTTCCCCGTCATCTTCTCTATAAACTTGTCCTTTATCTATGTTATAAGACATATACTCACTCCTTTTTTAAAATACCCTAATTGTTAGCAAGCAACCGGATCTAGCTTATATTATTCTATATACTATTTTGAATTTTTAGTTTTCATCCTTTCTGCAATTTTACTATTTAATGTCTTTAAAAGTTCTTTCATTACTTCTTCTATACTTTCATTTTTTTCTTGATTCTCTTGCTTTTCCTTGCTCATTTTGCTCACTTCCTTTTTTTTAATTACCCCAATTGTTAGTTTAGTGAGCAAATGGATTTAGCTTATAAACTTCTGCATTCTATAATTATATTTTTCACCTTTAAATACTGTTATATTATCTCCACATCTTTCAACTATTCTGCCTCCTTGCGCTTCATCAAATTGTTGTAATAATTCAGGAGTACATTCTGAACTGATTAATATTGGAAGATTATTTAAATATCTGTAATTAATTATTGGATAAAGATGTTTTATATCTGCTTCTTTTAATTCTCCTACTACTTCACCATTTCTTAATTTGTCTTTAAACAGATCATCAATTATTAATACTTTTGCTTTCATATATCCTCGTGAAATTTTCATATAATATTCATTGTCCATAGTTGTAGCTTTTAACTCTCTCATTACTTCCACGTATGGCATGTAAAGCACTTGAATACCTTGCGAAATTAGAGCTGCTCCCATAGCTAAAAGTATATGTGTCTTTCCCGCACCTGGTTGGCCAAACAATCCAAAACTATTTTCTTTAGTGTTCTTTATTTGTTCAAAATTCTTTATATATTTTATAGCCTTATCTTTAGCTATCTTTTGTAAATCATTTGTACATATAAACTCATTTAATTTTTTTATATCTTTAGGATCAACTCCATATCTTTTCCAAAGATCTTTTAAATTTTGTCTTTTTATACATTCACATTGCCTGTATGCTCCAGTAGATTTATTTAGTACCATTCCTACACCTTTACATATAGGACATACAGTTGTATTATTAAAAATCAATTTCTTCTTCACTATAGTCTGGTCCTTTGTATGGTCGATTGAAATTGTATTTGGATTTCTTACTTGTTGCATTATCCTTTCCAATGCCTCCATCTTTATCTTTTCCATTTGACACAGCCCCTTTCTTTTTTCTTTTCCATTCTTCTTCTAGTGCTTGTACGTCTTTAACAGTTTTAATATTATTTTTTAACCAGTTATTTAATATCCCTTTAACATATTCTATGTTTCTTTTGTTTTTACTTACGGCTTTTTGTAGAGCCAACACTATTGCACTGGCTTCTATGCCGTCTTTTTCATAACTTTCCAGTATATCTTTTTCAAAAGGAGATATAAGATGAAAATTATTATTAAAAAAACTTAAATACTTACTATTTATCTTTGTATCTTTCTTTGTATCTTTATCTAATTCTATATCTATCTCTGTATCTAACTCTATCTCTGGTGTACTTTCGTTGTACATTTGTACAACATTTGTACTAGTACCTTCTAATCGTTTTTTTTCCTCTTCTATTTTTCTTCTGAAATCCCTTACTCTATCTGCTTCTGTACTGGATTTCCCTATGAAATTTTGGATATCAAGCATATAAATTGTTCCATTATTTAGTATGTCTATTAATTTCAGTTGCTTAAATACTGCGATTGCTGTTCTTACAGTATCCACATCATGATTTGTTACAGCTGCAATCATCTCTTCATTATACGGAATGTATTCGTTAACTCGTAATGCTCCATTAAATTTCAATGACTTTAAATATAACTTCAATAAAATATTTGAATACTTATATCCATTTGTCATTTGTTCAAGAATTTTAATTTCTTCTGTATCAAAGAAATTTTCTTTTAACTTTAGATAATAATATTTTCTATTATCACTCAATTTTATGCCTCCTTGAATTCATCTGATGTTTAATTATTATAGTCGTTTTTTACTAAAAAGTTTTTTTATACTAATTTTTTTTAGCTCTAAAGATGTGGAGCTACTGTTAATAGAAATGCTTTTATTTTTAGATATGCATTTTTACTTAGAAATGTAATATATATATTAGATATACACATTTGTTAAAAAATATAATTAATTACTTATCTTTTTTAACATTTTTTAATGCTTCTTCTAGTGCTTCTAAGATTTCTAACATTTTATGCCTCCTAACTTTTTTATTTCTGAAATTGATACATTATATATTTCAGATAGCTTTTTAACACGTTCCTTTGTAAGATATCCTTCTCCAGTTTCGATTCTTGTAAAATGTCTACAACTTATTCCTAGCTTTTTTGCTACAAAGGAAGGTAGTATACCCTTTGATATCCTCAATTCGCGTAATGTTTTTACTGCCATGGTTTACCTCCTTGTCTTTCATTGTCTATATTATGACAGAATTATAGACAAAAAGCAAACAAAAATATTCCTTTTTAATACCTTGAATTATCCATTTTAACCGTATGTAGTTAATTTATCTTTGTTTGTCTTGAATTTTGTCACTTTTTTTATATATAAATACAATATATTTTGTCTTGATTTCTGACATGATATAATGTATAATATTATGTAGTGAGGTGATTATGTGGAGTTAAAAGACAAAGTAAAAAAATACAGAAAAGAAAATGGATTAACTCAAAAACAGTTATCTGAATTGCTAGGGGTTTCCAGAACAAATGTGGCCGAAATTGAAAATGGAAGAATAAAAGGTACTGTGAAATTTATAACTAAAATGGCTGAAATAAGTAATACTCCAATAGCATATTGGAGTGGTGAGGAAATTGAAAATAACTACAAAACTTATGAAGCATTAGATGTTTTAATTGAAGCTATGTTAGATACTGAAATGATTAAAAATGATGGTAAGATAAATGAAGCAGCACAAAAGCTTATCATAGCAGTTCTGGAAAAGGAAGTTAAATACAAAATTCAAAAAAGAAAAGAAGAGCAGGATTAATTCCTACTCTTCTTTTCTTTTTCTTCTTCTCTTATTTTATTTAAACACTCTTCAAGTTTTTGTAATATTTCTTTCATACGTACCCCTCCTGAACTTTACTACATCTATTATAGAAGAATAGCTATTTTTCTAAACTAAACTTTAAAATTTATTTGGAGGATCGATCCTTTTCTTTTGCGCATCTTTAATATACATCTTTCTTTAAGTATCTTCAAACAGATCTATTTGATAATTTGTTAATACAGTGCTTTAAAATTCACTTCGCAATATGCATGCAATACGAAAATTTTTTGTACTTTTTTATAGCGTTTTTTGTTTTTAATTCGCTATAGATTATTTTTGTGAATAACATTCACATATGATCAAATTATTAATTTAATATATAATTGATATATTTATTAATAACTTATTGCTATTTGTGTATTTAAATTAATATTTTCATAAAATTTTATGTGTTTACTAAAGTTGTTAACAATTAGTATTATAATACAAAACCTTATGCAATGCGGTCATATTTAGGAAAATCGTTCCGCAATTTGCTACAATTTTTTACTTGTACTTTTTATTAATTTAGACGTAAACTTAAATGCAATTATATTTTAAATTAAATAAGCATAGGAGGAAAAATGTACGAAATAGAACTAAAGTTAAAAGAAAAAAGAATATTAGCTAAAGTTACGCAGGCAACTTTAGCTGAAAAATGTAATATGACACAAAGTTATATTTCCAGAGTTGAAAGGGATTTAAAAACCCCAACATTAAAAAATATTGAAAAGTTTTCTAATGCATTAGGAGTTCATCCGTATGATCTATTAAAAATTCATAAAATTTTATAATAAAGGTGGTACACTTAGATACACTTTGATTACAGATACTGCACCTCTCTAGTATAATTTCCATGGGGGTGTAGTGCTTGATAAAAAAAGAAAATACTAGAATACAGATTACTATCTCTAAAAAACTAAAAGAAAAATTAAAGGAAAAAGCTGAATATGAAGGCAGAACAGTAAGTAATATGGCTGCTAAAATAATACTAGATTATTTTAAAAATAATAACAATTCACTAGATTAATTCTAGTGTTTTTTAGTTTTACCATCTAAGCAGCTTATTTTCTAAGTCTTTTAAATCTTCAATGCTATACTTTCTTTGAGGATAATTGTTGAATGTATCTTCTTTAGTGTTATTTTTAAATGCATTAGCACGTTCTCTATAATATCTTTCTCTAGCATTTTCTATAGCTTTGGCAACATAGTTATAAGCATATTTTTTAGATACACTAGTAGCGTAGTTTAATACAGACATAACATATCCTTTAATTCTAGAACTTCTAACACGCATGATCTTAAACATTTTTTCTGTTATTTCTAACATTTCTTTTGCGTTAGATACTTTTTCTTGGTCTTTTATATAATTTTTATAAACTTCATCATCCATGTAAGTAACTTGTTTACTGTTATATATATCTATATCTTTAGTATTAGAATTTAGTTTACTGTTTTTATAGACATTGTCTAACTCTTGTATACTAGTATTTTCAACTGGTTCAGTTACTTTTTGACTAGTGCATTTTTTAGTGCGTTTTTTTGTATTTTTAAAAACATTTGGGTGTATAGATCCATCTGAATTTAATACATATGTATTAGTAATACTACTTCTATCTATAAATAAAAGCTTAGCTTTTTCTAATTTATGTATCCAACGTAAAACAGTACTAGCATTAACTTTCTTATAAGCAGTTTTTTCTCTACTTGCTTTCTTGCTTTGTTTTCTATTCCAAAGTTTTGTTAATAAGTCTTTAGGTATATTAATAGAATTATTCTTAGATATGCGGATGAGCCAGCTATAAAAGGACATAAGATTATTTTTTATTTTCCCGTCTTTAAAGCATATATTGAACTGATATATTGTGTATTTTTTAAAATTGAATTGGCCATAATTTTTCATGTAAAAAAACCCCCTAAGATTTGTACTAAAAAATAACTAGTAAAAATCTTAAAAGGTTTTTTAAAAACTATTGCAATATATGAATATATCCTATATAATAATCATATAATTTAGTTATAAAAACTTATTAGTTTTTACTTTTTGGATCCGTTAGCATCTACACACCGACCAAAGTTTGAAGATGTTAGCGGATGTGTTATTTTTTGTACATTTATTTAAATAACGCAACCGTTTATATATTTGTTTTTATGTTATTATATTACATTAAAAATTAAAATATTGCAATATATTGTGGATAACTTTCTCAAATTTTTATATGATATAGAAGGTTATCCACAATTTTTATTTTAGATATTTTGGTTTTAAATTCAAAACCATACCAGTCATATATACATATGATGGATAACTGTAATATAGGTATTAGTTATACCTTGAAATATATATATACTGCAATTCTTTAGTAACGATAAGCATAATAAAAACAATAAAAAATATATGATAATTAATTTAAGATCTCCTGGATATCTGGATGAGCAAAGTTTGTGTAATTTATGCTTATTGTTTTATCCAAGAGTATTTTTTTGTTTTCTTGAAAAGGTCTTAGTATTAGAATGTCTGGGAAAATATTAGAATCTAAGTTTTTATATTTATTTTGAAAATAGTTTGAATTGTATATATCTATTATTTTATTTTTAGATGTAAAGTGTGTATAGTCAATTTCCAGTATTAAAAAATTAAGATAATCTTTATAAATAAATTCTATATATGCATCTAGTTCCCTATATTTTTTATTGCTTTTTATAGTGTCTATTCTATATTTAGAAGTAAAGCTTTTTATAGTTGCTCCTGCATTAATTAGTTCTGCATATATGTCCAGGGTTTTTAGATCATGTATGCTTAGTTTTTTATCTAAAAAGTAAATACATTCTGATTGCATGTCTTTTCTATATCTTTTTATAAATTTATTATCTGAAAGTTGTTTTAATCTTTTACGTGCTTGCTGGTACCCTTCTTTGTTTTTAGTATAAAATATTTTACTGCATTGATTAATTGTTATGCTCCCATATTTTTTTATAAATTTTATTATTTCACTATCTCTTTTTTTTAGATACATATCTTAATTTTAGATTTAGTTTTAAGTTTTGGTACAACTGCAGGTTTAATATTTTCTATAGGAGCATGAGAGTTTATTTTTTTATTGTTTTCTAAGAATTTATTAAAATCTTTTTTATCTGTAACTATACTATTTTTAATATAGTGTTTAATTAATTTATCATCTATATATAAGCTTTTAAACCATTCTCTTGTATTGCCATACATAAATAATCCTTTTCTGTTTTCAATATTAGTCAATTCATTTGTATCACAGACTACAAGAGAACTACTGTTAGTGTTCTGTGAAAATCCAATTTTAGTACATAGGTTACTCCTTAGGCTAGGATCTAAAACAGTAGTGTCTGGTCTTTGTATTCCAATCACAAGAAATATACCTGCTTTACGGAATTTTCTTACCATATGTTTTAATATGTTATAACATTTTACTTTAGATTTATAATCATGTTCATACTGATTTTGAGGGAAGTAATCTGCAAATTCATCTAAGACTAGATATATATAGCTCATTCTCTTGCTATTAAAGGATTTATTATATTCTTTTATATTTTTACAACTTTTACTGCTAAAAATGGATAATCTTTTTTTATAGATATGCATTAAGTATTCAAATAGCTGTTCTGATTCTTCAATTGTTTTAGCATACCCTTTCACTTGTTTACAGTTTTTAAAAATTTCATAATCACACATATCACTTAAATCTGAAAAATAAATATTTATATCTCTATCTGAAAAATTATGGATTAAATTCATTATACTAAGTCTGATTATTTCTGTTTTACCACTTCCTGTTTGACCTGATACAAGTACATGAGGAAAACGTGTTAGGTCTGATTTGAGATGCACAAATTTAAGATTTAAGCCACAATAAAACTCATAGGGCTTAGTAGTTATTACTGGAGAGAATTTTGTGGTGTCTGATAGTCTTTCTGTAATTATATCTATTGTTGCAGTTTTGAGGTTATCGTTTTGAGTTATATATGAGTTATAACCAAAACATGTTTCGATATTATCTTTTAAGTTATTTAATTTATCATAACCAATACTATTTAAACTAACTAGTACAGTATATCCAAATTCTTTTTTTTCTATATCTATTATGTTATATTCTAAATTATTTTTATAAAATATATTACTTATTTCTTTTTTTATTTTGTATAAATCTCTTTTTACTATTCTTTCGTACAAATACATTCCTGATGCTGCAATAGTAAGTTCAGTAATCATTTTTTTAGCCTCTTATTAGAATTGCTAGCACATAAAGTATTAGTTATGCCAAGTCCAAATAGACTATAAAAAAATAATCTTTTTGGTCCTATACTGAATAAAAATTTTAATATAATTTTATCTAAGATAAATAGATCCATAATAAAACTCCTTTGAATATTATTAATAGTTTTTGGAAAAACTATATGTAAGAGAATGAAAGAGAATAAAAAAGATAATTGTGGTTGGGTATCTTTAAAAATATATTCTCCTTCAATGGTTTACATAAGCTATGATTGGCTTATGTTTGGTACTGGAACAAATGTACTAATTTTGAGAGATTTACTTGCTACAATATCGGTAATATATTCATCTAATTTTAGTAATTGTTTTTTAGATAATACTTTACATTGTAGCTTGTCGTAAATCTCTTGCACATCGTTTTTATAGTTATTATATTTATAATCTCTATAACGATGTTTTTTAGAAATGTAGATGTTTAATGTACTTTTAATATATTGTATTTCTTTGTAATTCAAGAATCCATTTTCTATCGCAAATTGAAAATTACTAGATGTTTTAATATAAGTAGAATATACAGTTTTGTAGTACAGTAACTCATCTACATTTCTTGTGTTTTTTGTAGTTAAATTTTTTCTGATAAAAGTTTTTAATAAGTAATTAAGCATTTTGATCTTATCCTTTCTATAAGTAAATTTCCTACAACTATTTTTCTTTTGTTATATGTATAGTAGAGATTTATTTCTCTACTTTTTTATTTTCTTTATTTTCAAAATAAACTCTTATGCAATGCTTTATAAAATTGCTTCTTTCACCTTTTTCTATACCTAATACTTTAGTATATAATTGCATATCTCTATTA